GCCGTCGCGATGCCTGGCGATGCCCGGCGTTGCCCCACGATGCCTGAGCTTCACTGCGCCCTACTTGGCTAGCACAGTGCGACGTTTCGCATGACCACACGATGCCTGGGCTGTACCCCGCCGAGCATCTCCGCACACAGCTGCGCCAACACCATGCTTTGCGATGCTTCGCGGTGCGGGACGGCGCAGGGCCTTTGCGAAGCGAGACGGCGCTTCGCGCGGCGCCGCAGCGCCCGTACAACGCTCCACTATGCTCTACGGTGATGCGCTTAGCCAGTGCCCTACTGGGCCACACTTTGCAGTGCCTTCGCGTCGCGCTGCCGAGCTCCACGCTGCGGTGCCCAGCCTGAGCGGTGCTGAACATTGCTTCGGCCATCGCGAAGCCCTGCGGTGCGTAACTATGCACGGCCTTAGCTGAGCGGAGCGTCGTGGTGCGATGCGATACCCAGCCCCAGCGTTGCTTACAGCCTCGCTCCGCTTCACTGCGCCAGCGCCGCGTAGCGCTTCGCTCTGCTTTGCCTTTGCTCCACACGACGATGCTTAACAGCGCTGTGCCTCTGCGGTACCGGGCGTAGACGTGCCTTACGCAACACCGATGCGTCGCATCGCGATGCCCTGCAGCACTAGGCAAACGCCTCGCCTGCGCCCTACTTTGCGGAACAACGCCTTCACGCCGCTCCACGTTGCAATGCAGTGCTCGACTTCGCCTTTGCTCAGCGTGGCAGACTCTGCTGTGCTCTACATCGCCCATGCAACACTCTGCTTTGCAGTGCTTAACCATGCCGCCGCTCAGTCCAGGATCTGGTAGCTGAACGCGCCCTTGCCGCTGTTGCGCCACTGGCCGAGGCCCTTGAGGGCGCCGTAGTCGAGGCACTGGAGGACCATCTCCTCGGTGACCGGCCCGCCTTCGACCAGGCTGACCTCGCAGATGAAGTAGGTGCCGGGGTCGACGACTTCGGAGCGCGCCACGGTCACCCGCGGGCCCTGCTGGGTCTCGGCCCGGAGCGGGCGTTCGCAGACGCCGTCCGGCCTGGTTTTGGCCGCGACGACGCGGCCGGGCGCGAAGAGCTTGATCTGCCGGGGCGACACGAACAGGAAATTGTCGATCTTCGCCTTCGCGTTGCCCCAGACGGTTCCGCGCTTGCGGGGCTTCTTCACCGCCGCCGCCCCCGCCGCAGCCTCGGGTGGCTCCTCGCCGTCGCCGGACATGGTCTGCCGGATGACGTTGGCGGACTCCTTGAGGAAGCCCTTGAACTGGTAGTTCCACATGATGAGCGCGCCGTCTGCGTCGCGGTGGAACACGGTGGTGCCCGCCTCCTCGCGGTGCTCGGCGGTGTCAAGCTCCTGCTTTCGCAGGTCGTCGTCAGGCGCCTTGGAGGCGATGTAGTCCGCGAACACGTCCTTGTTCGCCGCTTTGGTGCCCAGCATCTGTTCGATGAGCGTAATCTTCAATTTGATAGTTTTGAACTTCATGGCGAGGCGAAGCTAGGTTGGCCGACGGCGCCATGTCAAACTTGTTTACAAAAAAAGTTTATGATAAAAAGCTTGAACCTCCGTCAGCGTTGTCTACAACGTCCCAGCATGGCAAAGTCTATCTTCAAGGGCGACACATGGACAGCCTACCGCCCCGGCGAAGACCCGGTTCCTGCGTTCAAAGACTCATGGACGACCCGAAACCGATTCGGCCATCTCATGGCCTGCGTCCATAGCGAAAAAGAACTGATCAGCAATGCGAAGCATTGTCGAGTGAAGCTCAAATGGAAGCACCGCACCGCCGTCAACCCGGCGAGAAAGGAAGAGGCTGACCACACCATCCCCGTCGTGTTCCACGGGAGCACCCGCTTCGAGGACCTGGCGGCCGCGTGCCACGCGCGGGGCCTGGAGGTCAGCGTGGCGCTGATCCCGGCGCGGAACCGGATGGAGAAAGCTTTGAAGGAAATCGCCGCCTGCAAGGACGACACGCCCGGCACCATCCCGGCGCTGCGCAAGATCGCCCGCGCCGCGCTGAGGCGCCGCGTCTGATGCACATCCACTACATCCTCGACGACCAGCGCCGCCCCGTGCCCGTCGACCCCAAGACGTGGATGGACTGGTTCGAGACGTCGGCGGCGCAGCGCCTGGTGGCCGAGACCATGTGCGGCGACTGGCGGGTGTCCACGATCTTCCTCAGCCTGAACCACAGCGACGGCGAGGGGCCGCCGGTCCTCTGGGAGACCTCGGTGTTCCACGGGACGGAGAAGCTCAAGCTGGCCAAGGGCATAAAATACCTCAACCCGCCGGAGGACGAGGCCCCGGAGGTGACGGAGCTCATCGCGATGCTGCGCGAGGCCGTCAAGCACCTCCCGAACGAGATCGAGATAGAGTGCTGCGTCAGCACGATGCACCTCCAGTGCGCGGGCGGGGTCGAGCAGGCCGAGGCGATGCACGCCGAGATGGTGGCGCGCGTCGAGGCGGTGCGGGCGCTGGAGCTGCCCGACGCCCAGGAGCCCGCCCAAAACCAGCCATGAACAAATCAAGCGTCAGGACGTTCTACCGCAAGACCGCCGTGATCCCCAGGGGTGACTGGCCGTCGTTCCCGGCGGCGCGAAAAGCCAGCCGCCAAAGCCCCTTCAGGACGACGCGTCTTCCAGCTGGACCGATGAACGCCTTCCGCACATGGCGCCTGTGGGTGACGTTCGCCGTCCCCGGGTTCGGCTGGCCGCTGCTGCTGTACGGCACGGGCATCGCCATCCCGAACGAAATCGCGCTGACGGTTTGGAGGATCTACTGGACCACCCTGCTCCTCTGGCTGGCCTACGTGGCCTGGTTCCAGCTCCGCAAATGAGCCAGCACGGACCCAACCCCTTCATCGAGAAATGCCCGGCGTGCGGGGCCGACGTAAAGGACGACCACGTGCTGTTCGTCTGCCGCAAGTGCTGGTTCCAGGTGCCCGCCAAGAACCGCGTAAAGCTCTACAACATGCACCACCGCAACCAGGACACCACCACCCTCTTCGCCAAGGTGCTCGCCAACCTGCGGAGGCCGCCGGCCCGATGAAGCGCCCCAACTTCGGATCGAAGGCCAAGAAGGCCTACGACGCCGCCACGGACCTCTGGTTCGCGAGCGGGGTCGAGGGGCACGCGGAGGGCCACCCGGGCGTGCCGGGCCCCGCCCGCGACGAGCCCTGGGACTACGAGCGGGCGCACCTCGACGCCGCCATCCACACGCTCACGCTGATCCGCGAGCGGCTGTACCTAGCACAACCCCAACCCACATGCCCGACAAAACCACAGAGCAGCGCGTCAGGGAGATAGTCGTCAACCAGCTGAACGTGATGGAGGAGCAGGCCACCCCGGACGCGTCCTTCGTCGAGGACCTGGGGGCCGACTCGCTCGACCTCATCGAGCTGGTGTTCGCCTTCGAGGAGGAGTTCAAGGCCGAGCTCAAGGCGCCGATCGGCGAGGCCGACGCCGCGAAGCTGCGGACGGTGGGCGACGTGGTCGCCTACATCGACAAGCCTATTTAGTCCATGGACCCGCAGATGGCCGCCAAGCTCGGCGACGGGACCCTGATCGACTTCGGGGCCGGCTCGCACCTCCCGGTGCTGCTGGCCTGCCTGCGCGCGACGACCGGCCCGGTCCTGGAGATCGGCTGCGGCCACATCTCCACCCCGTGCCTGCACTCGGCCTGCTGCCCCTGGCGACCGCTGGTGAGCCTGGAGGAGAACCCCCACTGGCTGGCCGTGTTCCAGGAGTGGGCGGTGGACGGCCACAGGGTCGAGGCGGACAGCCCGGAGAACCTGGCCCAGCACGCCCGGCAGCCATGGAGCGTGGTGTTCGTCGACGACAGCCCCGGCCCGCCGCGGGCCGAGAACGTGCGGCTGTTCCTGCCCGTGGCGGACTACGTGGTCGTGCACGACGCCCAGGGCGAGGACATCATGGTCCCGATGCGGCCGGTGATCGCGGGCGTGCCCCACCAGCTGATGCACAGGCGCTTCTTCCCGTGGACGCTGGCGCTGAGCATGACGAGGCCCATCCCGGCCGTCGTCTAGTTCTCCGGCGCGTCGTGGTGGTCGGGCGCCAACTCCTGGGCGCGCTCGGACGGGCGACGCCCCGGCCGGCGCATCCTCTCGTCGTAGGAGAGGAACTCCCTGTCGCGGTAGGCCGAGCCGAACTTGGCGTGCGTGACGTGGACGTCCCCGTTCGCGGGGTCCATCAGCTCGTCCACCCACGCCGTGCCCACTTCGCCGCCCTGCATCTGCACGTGCCTCAGAAGCCCGTTCTTCAGGGCCGCCAGCGCCTCCTGCTCGGTGCGGCCATAGGCGTCGAAGGAAAAGTGCCGGGTGTCCACGCTGGCGTGGCAGAGGTCGCCCTTCATCAGGTCGGCGACGCGGAACTCCCCCTCGGCCTCGCAAAGCCGCTGGATCACGGATCTCATGCCGTAACTACCGGCCGACCTCGCGGACGGCCTTCCCCAGGCGGATGGCCAGCTTGCGCACGACCTCGCGGCCCTGCGGGGTGGTCTTGGCGAACTTGGCCTTGAGGGCGTCCTCGTCGATGGCCAGGGCGCTGATCTTCTGGATCTGGCCCAGCAGGTCGCTGATGTTGACGGCGCCCGAGTCGATCCTGGCCTGGATCTTGTCCTCCACCTTGAGCAGGAGCTCCAGCAGGGCGAGCCGCTCCGTGGGGCTGAGCTCGCTGCGGTAGGCCTGGACGATGAGGCCGTGCTCCAGGTGGGACCGGGCCTGCGCCACCACCACGGCCCGGATGAACGTGTGGGCGAGGATGATCTGCTTGACGACCTCGGCGCGCTGGTCCTGGTGGGAGATGAGGCGGGAGATGGTCGGGTAGAGGTGGGCGACCGGCTTGCCGTCCTGGGTGTTGAGGATCAGCTCGCGCAGGGCGGTGAGCGCCACGTCGGCGGCGGGCGGGATGGGCGGGACGAGGGTGGCGGGGACGGCCACGCCGAACTTCACCAGGGCGGCGGACTCCTCCTGCTCGGTCGCCAGGACGCGGGCGAGCGTGTCCGCCAGCTCGTCGGCGGCGCCGCCGAGGAGCTTGTCGATGGGCAGGGCGGGCAGCGGGACCAGCCTAGCCGGCACCGGCCTGTGGAGGCGGCGGGGCATGCGGGGCCGTCACCCGAAGATCTGCCGCTTGACCTCGACCTTGGGCGCTGGGGCCGCGCCGCCGGCCTCCTGAAGCTTCTGCTTGCGCTTCTCAACCTCGGCCTGGGCCGCCTGCTCGTCGGGGAACGTCGCGCCGTCGCGGCGCACGCCGCCCTCCGTCACGACGAACTGCTCCCCCGGCTGCTTCGATGTTTCCTTTGTGGGCATACGATTGAGAACAGCATAAGTACCGGCCAGCCGCCAGCAAATCGTCGGGGCTAATTAGTTCGTGGCCCTACCTCTGAACGCCGGGCAGCTTTGCACCACGCTGGACAGCCTCAAGATCCTGGCGATCTCGACGCTGTCCAAGCTGACCGGGAGGCTGTACGCGCTGCGCAGGCTGGCGAGCCTGCTGGAGCTGGCGGGCGACTCGATCACGCTGCCCGACCCGTCGACGCTCATCCCGTACAACCTCGTCGACCCGACCCTCTACAACCAGATCGCGGACGCCTGCCCGGGGCTGCTGCCGCCGCTCGACCCCTTCAACGTCGGGGTGAACCTGCTGCGCCAGATGGTGCGGGACGCCTACGCCAACCTGGCGGACTCGCTGCTGGAGCACCCCTACGAGAAGCTGATGGGCCTCGACAGCGAGCTGAACGGGCTGGTCAACCAGGCGGCCACGGGGCTGGCCAACGCGGCCATCCCGCCGCTCTCGGCGCTCGACTGCGTCACGGCCGTCTGCGCGATCGGCGGCGTGGGCGACCCGTCGGCCCCGTCCGTCATCCCTTCGGTCTCGCCCGACCTGATCGCCGGAGTCGCGCAAGCCATCCAGACCGGCGGGGCGTCCTCGATCACCGCCTTGAGCGCCTCGCAGAAGCAGAAAGCTGCGCAGATCAAGGCCCTCATCGCGCAGGTCAAGGAGCTGGCGGCCGGGCCAGCCACAGCAACGGCCGCTACGACCGTTTCCTCGGCGGGCACGACGGCGCCCGCCACCAAGGCGACGCCGGCCCAGCGCACCGCGGCCATCCAGCAGATGGGCGTCGTGACGACCGGCACCCCCGGCGGCGGGGGCTTCGGCGCCGGCAATCAAGGGCCGCAGGGGGCGCAAGGGGCGCAGGGGGCGCAAGGAACCTCCGGCTTCCTCGGGGGCACGGGCCCGCAGGGCCCGCAAGGCTACCAGGGCGCGTTCGGCGGCCCGCAGGGCATCACCGGCCCGCAGGGGCCGCCCGGCACCCAAGGCCCCCGCGGCTTCCAAGGCAGCCCCGGCCCCCAGGGCAACCAGGGCAACCAGGGCAACCAGGGGAACCAGGGCTACCAGGGCTACCAGGGCAGCACCGGGCCGCAAGGGTTCCAGGGCTACCAGGGTTCCACGGGCACCCAAGGGAAGACGGGCGCCCAGGGCTCCACGGGGGTTGGGACGCAGGGGGCCCAGGGCGCGACCGGCCCGCAGGGGGCGTTCGGGGGGCCGCAAGGCGCGACCGGCCCGCAGGGGTACCAGGGCTACCAAGGGAGCACGGGCGCCCAGGGCACCCCAGGCACCGGGGCCCAGGGCTACCAGGGCCTCCAGGGCAGCACGGGCGCCCAGGGGTACCAGGGCAGCACCGGAACCCAAGGCGGCACCGGCACCCAGGGCTACCAGGGCAGCACGGGCCCGCAGGGCGCGTTCGGGGGGCCGCAGGGCGACACGGGGCCCCAGGGCTACCAGGGCCTCCAGGGGAGCACCGGCCCGCAGGGCAACCAAGGCTTTCAAGGCCTGCAAGGCTCGACCGGAACCCAGGGGTACCAGGGCCTCCAGGGGAGCACCGGGGCGCAGGGGTACCAAGGCCTGCAGGGCAGCACCGGCTCCCAAGGGAACCAGGGCTACCAGGGCAAGACCGGGAACCAAGGCTACCAGGGCAGCACGGGCACGCAAGGCTACCAGGGCTATCAGGGGAGCACCGGCGTCCAGGGCTACCAGGGCGTCCCAGGCACCGGGGCGCAGGGGTACCAGGGCTACCAGGGGAGCACCGGGGCGCAAGGGTACCAGGGCGGCACCGGAACCCAGGGGTACCAGGGCCTGCAAGGCGACACAGGGCCACAGGGCGCGTTCGGGGGGCCGCAGGGAGCCACGGGGGCGCAGGGCTACCAGGGCCTCCAGGGCAGCACCGGCCCGCAGGGCGGAACGGGGGCCCAAGGCTACCAGGGCCTCCAAGGGGCGACCGGAACCCAGGGGTACCAGGGCCTCCAGGGCAGCACGGGCGCCCAAGGCTACCAGGGCCTCCAGGGGGGCACGGGCGTCCAGGGCGCGACCGGCACGCAAGGGTACCAGGGCGTCGTTGGCTCGACGGGGAGCCAGGGCGTCCAGGGCAGCACGGGCGCCCAGGGATTCCAGGGCAGCACGGGCCCGCAGGGCTACCAGGGGAGCACCGGCGTCCAGGGCTACCAGGGCTACCAGGGCGGCACCGGCACGCAGGGGGCGTCGGGCACGGGGGCGCAGGGGCCGCAAGGCGACACCGGGCCGCAAGGCTCCTACGGGGGGCCCCAGGGCGCGACCGGCGCCCAGGGCTTCCAGGGCGACACCGGCCCGCAGGGCGCGTCCGGGTTCCTCGGGGGCACCGGCCCGCAGGGCGCCACCGGCCCGCAGGGCTACCAGGGCGGCGCGGGCGCCACGGGCCCGCAGGGGGCGCAGGGGGCGCAAGGCAGCGGGGCGGTCCTCGATTGGGTCTCCGTCTGGCTGATTACTTAAAACATGGCCCAGCAACACAGCAGCCTAGGGTACATCCAGTACGTCCCGCCGAGCCCCGGGGCGGTCTACGTGAACGGCTCCGGCACGCGCGCCTACATCCGCGGCCTCTACTTCTTCAACGCGAACCAGGCCGCCGTCGAAACGGTGAAGGCCTACGCCGTGCCCATGATGGGCGGCACGGTCGCGACCGCCGGCACGCAGAACCAGTTTTTCAGCTTCAACCTCCAGCCGAACCAGGGGGTCTCGCTGGAGCTGCCGGGGCCGGGCCTCATCCTGATGACCCAGTACGACTCGATCCAGGCCTCGACCACCACGGCCGCCCACGTCACCTGCCTGATCTTCGGCGACTACGACTGCTGACATGCTCCGAATAATCACCCCGGACCCCTCCGCCGGGTGCATGACGCCCGGCGCCTACGGCTTCAACCAGCTCCCGGTCGTGTCCGGCTTCGGCACGACCTCGGCGGTCGAGGTCGGCGACGATTTCCAGCAAATAATGTCGCTCGTGGGCGCCGGCACCTACCCGTGGAACATGCCCAACGTGCCCGCCTTCGACAACATCGTGGGCAGCACCCCGTGGGGCGGCCCGGGCATCTTCGCCGCCGTCGACTACGCCCAGGCCACCGACGACTTCCAGGGCGACCTCAGCATCGCCGGCACGCTCTACGACGTCTACGGCGGGAGCTACTGGCTGGCCGACGGCTCGCTGGCCAGCGTCGACTACACCTACGCGAACGACGATTTCCAGGCCGACGCGGTCGGCACGTACGCCACGCTCTCCGGCGGCTACAACTGGGGCGGCACGATCTTCTCCACCGGCACGCTCTTCACCAACGACTATCCGGTCGTGGACAACGACGACTTCCAGTCCTACCAGACCAACCCCGGCGTCGGCGGCGTGGTGCCGTCGGGCGGGACCATCACCACGCTGGCCGGCGGCAACGGCTGGGCCGCCGGCGGCACCTTCGTCTCCCCAACCTAACATGGCATCCTCAGGCTTCATCTGGGCAGTGAACGGGGGCACCGACGTAGTGATCCTCCCCGACCCGCGCGCCGCCTACCGGCGCCAGTCCCTGATCGGCACGAGCTGGAACGAGGTGCGGCTCGGCATCCTCTACACCTGGGTCCCGTCCGTCTCCAGCGACGCCGCCTGCTCGACGGAGGCCATCACGGCGGCCAGCTGCCTCGACTGGTTCACGCTCGGCCTGAAGGACGACTCGGACACCGCGCCCGGCCGGGCGGGCTCCACGTTCATCGGCTTCTGCTTCCCCGGCACGACCGCCACCTACACGGTGACGGTGAACAGCAACGCCAGCGGCACCGCCAACCTCCAGACGTCCAGCAACCACTCCTACGTCGCCAGCATCAACGGCACCTCGCTCCTCTCCACGGACAACATCGACGCCACCCTCACCATCCAGTACCCGATCTTCAGCACCGGCAACGTGTGCGCCTTCCTGGCCCTGAAGCTGGTGGTGAACAACGCCGGCCTCTCCAACCAGACGGTGACGCCGTCCGTCAACACCACCACCGGGCCGGCCACCGACCTCAGCGTAAACAACATCCGCAGCCTGCTCTTCTCCTCGACCTACACCGCCTTCTCCGCGCTCACCTGGAACAGCGGCGGCGTGGCGCTGGCGCTGCCGTCGGACTTCTACGTGCGCGCCCCGTTCAACAACAACCGCATCCGGCTCAGCTGCCACGAGGTGCTCAAGATCTCCTAGGCCTACTTACTACGATGGGCGAAATCCAACAGATGTCGGTCACGCAGGACGTGGTGCTGATCCAGGAGCCGCGCGAGTACTACCTCCGGGCGCCCCCGTGGACCACCTGGACGGAGGTGCGGCTGGCGATGATGTTCACGATGGTCCCCACGGGGAACTTCTCGTCCTACGCGCCCGCCGAGACCATCGGGCCCCTCACCAACCCCAGCGCCACCTACCTGGACTGGTTCTGCTGGGGCCTGAAGGACACCTCCAGCAACCTGCCGGGCGCCGCCGGCAGCCAGTTCATCGGCCTGGGCTGGGGGAGCGGCGGGGTCGCCATCGCCCTGGCCAGCAACCTGTCCGGCAACGGGAACATCGGGAGCGGCGGCGCCCAGATCTACATCGCCCAGAACGGGGCGACGAACGTCGCGACCAGCACCGACGCCGGCTTCGTGCTCAGCTTCCCGCAGTACTCCCCGACCGCCTACTGCTTCACCAACGGGCTGAGGTTCGTCGTGAACAACGCGGGCCTGTCCACCCAGACGGTCACCGCCAGCTACTACGCCAACATCGCCAGCCTCGCCGGCGACTACAGCGTCGCCAAGCTGCGCACGGACACCTTCAACACCTCATATTCGGGCTCCAAAACCCTCACCTGGAACAGCGGCGGCGTGGCGCTGGCGCTGCCGTGCTGCTGGTACCTGCGGATGCCCTTCAACCTCAGCCGCGCCAGGATCTCGACGATGGGCATGTGGAAGGTCTCCTAGCCATGGGCGAAATCCAGCAGATGCCGGTGACGCAGGACGAGATCCTGATCCAGGAGCCGCGCGAGTCGTTCCTGCGCTCCCCGCCGTGGACCGCGTGGAACGAGGTGCGCCTGGGCATGACGATCACCTTCGTGCCGGTCGGCGTCTTCCAGCAGGCCTGCACGACCGAGACCATCTACCCCTACTCCTATCTCGACTGGGTGTGCTGGGGGCTCAAGGACCCCTCGCTCAACCTCCCGGGGCAGGCGGGCGCCAGCTTCGTCGGCCTGGGGCTGGGGACCACGGGCGTGAGCAACGTCCTGAGCAACAACGCCAGCGGCACCGGGAACATCACCTGCGCCAGCAACAACGCCCTGGTCAGCGTCTACGGGACCTCCGTCCTGACCAAGTCCGCCGACACCGGGACGGTCATCCAATTCCCGCAGTACTCCGCCACGCTGTACTGCTTCACCTCCTGCATGAGGCTGGTGTTGAACAACTCGGGGCTGTCGAACCAGACCATATCCGCCCAGTGGGTCCAGAACACCGCGAGCCTGGCCGGCGACTACAGCGTCAACAAGCTGCGCACGGATCTCTTCAACAGCGCCTACGGCTCAACCTACACCCTGACCTGGAACAGCGGCGGCCAGGCGCTGACCCTCCCGTACTGCTGGTATCTGCGGATGCCCTTCCTCCTGAACCGCGCCCGGATCTCCGCGCTGGCGATGTTCAAAGTGTCCTGACCGGGCGCCGCGCTCAACCCGACCCCACAATCTCCTTCCACGGCAGCGGCACGCCCATCTGGTCGAGCGCCTGCCGCGCCATCTTCGGCAGCCACGGCGGGGCGGGCTTGGACGGCAGGACGTGGGCGCCCCACTCGATGAGACCGCCGCCGTCGGGGTCGATGGTCAGCACGCGGCGGCCACCGAGCTCGGGGCGGGCCACCCGGTAGGCGTTCATGCTGGGCAGCGGGGAGCCAAGCTGGTAGGCCATGACCATCACGCCCTCCAGCCTGTGCTCGGCCACCGGCACCGGGTCGCCGGGTTTGGCGCCCTTGACGTACCAGGCGTCCATGACGAAGCCGAAGTGCACCGCCTCGAACGCGAGGGCCATGAGGCGCATAATCTGAAGGTAACGGGGGTTGCGCTCCGGCCCGGCGTCGAAGCACACGGTCACGAGCTCGCCGCCCCGGCGCTGGAGGGCGGCGGTGATGGGCGGGCACCCGTCGCCGGAGTAGGCCCGGCGGGCGATGCCGTCCAGCTCCTTGAAAAACTCCACGAAGTCGGGTCTGCCGGGCGCGTCCATGGCAACTAACTAGAACCCCTCCACTCCCCGTCGAAGTCCTCCCGCCGGGCGGGGTCGATCATCTCGACGGCGACCCTGTGGGCCACCGGCGAGTGGAAGCCGCCGGGCGTCGAGATGCTCTCACTGACCCGGTAGAGCCTGCCGCGGAAGAAGGTCCTGAACACGCGCCGCTCGTTCGTCCGCTGGTCGAACGCCAGCGGGAAGCCCTCCCGCTCCAGCCGCAGCTGGACGAGGTCGGCGCAGTCGGAGCAGAAGAACCATCCGAACCGGCCCGGCTTCCTGACGAACTTGACGTTGACGGTCACGGACGAGGCAGGTAGGCGAACAGGAAGGACTCCAGCAGCTTGACCGGGGGTGTCTCGCCCCTGCGGCGGCTACGCAGCCGGAGCGCCGAAGCGGCGCCCGCCACGGGGCCCATGTAACCGAGGGTAGCGGCGAGCAACATCGCCCTGGCCAAGCGGGACGAGCACTCGCCCCGCGCCAACACGCAGCTGATCGCCATCAAGGACACGGAACAGCACTGCTCGACGCGCATCTCGGACGCGCGGCTGCGCAGGCCCATGTCCACGGCCAGTGCGCCGCACTGACACTTGATGAAGTTGTGGAGGGCGCGCTCGACCAGCGCGGAACCAAGGCAGCGCACATCCTGGCGCCGCCGGGTGACGCGACGGCGCCACAGAACATCCGCAGGACAGCCAGCGCGATGGCGCAGGACGGTCACCAGCGACCGGCTCCAGCGGGCGTCGCCCTGCCACTTCCAGGAGTACTTCGCGCTCATGGGGGGAGCGTGACACGTCGGGCCGCGTTTGTAAACAAAAAAGTCTATGACATTCTGTCGGCACGCCGCCTGATCCACACGCCACCCCCGACCCCGGCGAGGAGGAAGGCGAGGCTCCAGAGGGGCGACGACGAGCCCCACGACAGCCGGCCCATGATGAAGAAGGCGGCCAGCAGCACCGAAACGGGCAGTGCGAAGATCTTCACCATGCTCACCCCCCGTTAAGGAAGCGCCCAATCTCCCGGGCCAGCCGCAGGGCCTCACCGCCGGTGTCGGCCGAAATCTCGACGCACGGCCCGGCGCTCAGCGCGACGCTGGCGCTCAGGACGGACCGCCACCTCTCCCCGGGTGGCTGCTGCGTCGCGACCACCCGCCACGGCCCCCACCCTGCCGCGGGCGCCGAACCGCTTGACGGCGGCGCCGCATCGCCGAAGTCGAACCTACGGATGGGGCGGGCCATAGACCTCCTCAACCGCACGGTCGGCGGCGTGGACAGACAAGCCGATCCACCCGGGGTTTTTGTCGAGGGTGCACTTGAACACCGTCCACCAGAGCACGGCGCGATCGCCGGCCAGCACCTTGTCGGCCGGGAGCTGAGCGAGCGGCTTAGCGTCGGCGGGCATGTTGACCACGACCAGCGGGTGGCGATGGACGTACAACCCGAGGGAGAACGCCACGAGCCCGGCGAGCAGAACCCCCACAAGGAACCTTTCGAGGCTGATTGATTTGGGCATAAGCTGTTTGCACCCCCAGGCCCACCATCCCAGGGCGACCAGCAGAACCAGGCCGAAGCCGATAGTCTTCGACCAGACGGGGTGCTCCCTGATGAACCGGGTCGGGTCGTCCATCAGTCCGGCTCCTCCTGGGTGCGGCGCTCCGCAGGCGGGCGGCCCTTCCGGGGCGCGGGGAGGACGCCGGTCCCGATGGCGACGAGCCGCACGTCCCTCTTCGTCTCCTCGTCGAAGACCGTGCCCGCCTCCTTGAGCACGCCCTTCTGCACCAGCCCGGTGATCCTGGGCCGCACGGTGTTCGGGTCCTGGTAGCCGAGGGCCATCAGCTGCCGGTCCGTCATGGGGACGCCGGCCACCCGGAGGCTGGCGAGAATCCTCACCGCCCGCTTCTGCGCCTTCCCGCTCGCGACGAGCTTGTCGTGGGAGGCTGCCGAGTTGTCGTGCACGCCCATCAGCCCACCTCGTACTTCTCCTTGAGCCGGGCGACGGACGCCCGCTGCGCCGGGGTGAACTCCCTGCGGTCGAGGTTCGACTCTACGAACTCGGCCTCCCATTCGGTCAGGTTGGGCTCGCCGTCCAGCGCCTCGATCACGCGCCGGCACTCGTCGTCGGTGGGCAGGATCATGGTTCAGTAGTTAGGGTTATCAAAAGGAATGAGTTACTAATACTTCACCCGCCGACCCCGAAGCGGCCACCCTTGAACCTGACCCTGGTCAGGTCCTCCAGCGGGACGTAGGGCGAAAACCTGCTCGGGCTGTGGCTGTTGTCGAAGACGAACTTCCCGTACACGGTCGTGGCGCCCACCGCCGTCCCGTCGTCCTGCAGCCAGACGATCATCTCGTCCCCGACCTCACGCCGATACTCCACCAGCGCGTCGCCGACCACCGGCTGGCCAACCAGCGAAATGCCCTCCGAAGCCTGGTCCAAGCCTTCCAGGTTGAAGAAGCGGCGGCGGTGCGGCAAGTAGTCGTACTCCCTGCGACAGAGGCGCTTGACCGTGATCCTCGCGGCGAAGGCGACGAGCACCACCCCAAGCAGGATCGGAATGAGAAGGAGCCAGTTCATGTTTTGTTTACAGAACACTGAGGCTGGACAGGCCGACGTATAAGTGCGGGGTTCTTCCCCCGCTGTCTCCAGGGTCCCCATTCACGGCAATGTGAACACGAATAAGAGATCTGACCATAAATCAAAAGCTTTTCCACAACACGGCCGCACTTTGGGCAAAAAGGGTGGCCATCACTCATGACTCAGACGGGTTCAGGCCAGCGGAATCGCACGCGCTTACAACCACGGGGCTGGTGGGGCGGCGTCGCCGCGAACGGCGGCGTCGCGCCAGGCTCCGGCATGTGCTCCTCGCAGAGGAAGACGCCCTGGCCGGCGTCGACCCCGTCGACCAAGACGCGGCCGGTCGCCAGCTCGACGCCGCGGGTCGTGGGCCTGCCGCACTCGGCGCAGAAGAACAGGAGCCCGTCGTCGAGCTGGCGGCAGAGCGGCGCCATGGCCACCAGCCAATCCTGCACCTCGGCGTCGTGGAGCAGGGAGTTGGCCGCCAGCAGCTTCATCGAGCTCTGGCCGTCGAACCACTCCTTCAGGCTGGCGACAACCCCGGCCAGCTTGAAGAGGAGGGGCGGCGGAGGCTTGAGGGGGTCGGTCATGGTCGTCATCGCAGCAGTTCCGCGCAGAGGAGCAGGGCGATCTGGCGGGCGAGGTTGTCCGGCTGCCAGGTGGCGCCCTCCCCGAAGACCGAGACGAGGAAGCCGACGGCCTGGTCGGCCTCCCCGGGCCTGCGGGCCGACGCGATGAGCGCCAGGCCCGCCGGGAGCTCGTAGGCGTCGTCACGGGCCAGCCACTTCGCCGCGTCCACAAAAAGCTTCGGGTTCAGCTTCATCGGCCCACCCGCCGTCGGAGCAGGAACTTGCGCGCCTCCGCCTTGGTCGGCTTGTAGGGCGGCGCCCTGAGCCCGTGCCGGACCTTGAGGTAGCTGACGATCTCGGCGTAGCGCACCCGCCGCGGCAGGGCCCTGTTCGGGAAGCACCGGGAGATGCACTCCCGCTCGTGGCTTCCAAGCGCCGAGTCCCAGACAGTTACGCAGCGGTAGCCACGCGAGATGTGGAAGATAGCTAAACGTTTCATTGAGGGTATACGATGTCCATGATTACCCGTCGCCTGGGCGTATCCAACCCACCGAGAAGCCTGCGGCGCCTACGTTTTGGTGACCTGTCGCGCACAACGGGGCAGCCGTTGACCCACGCGATCTGCTTAGTGCGTGGGCTATCAAGGGCGCACATCAGGCTACTGAGCGAGGACGCCTCATGGTAGGGCACAATCTCGCCATTCGGGTGTTGAATCTTGATCACAGCTCGGGCAGGTAGAGCATCTCGGCATCCCAGGCGCCGAGGATGTAGTAGTAAAAGCCGAAGGGGGACTGGGCCAGCACGATGGGATCACGCTTGATCTCGCGGTCGGCGACCTCGCGGAACTGGTCGTTGGTGGCGATCACGAAGAGCCGAGGCTTCTTGCCACACAACTCCATGGTCCTATCAGTGACGGCTTTCATCATCCGGGTGGCCTCGTCGGGCATCTCGGGGATGAACATGTCGGCGTCCTTGAGCACGAGCTCGTGCTTCTCGCACAGGGCCATGACCTTGGCGTGGTCGGTGGTGTCGAGGCGGGAGAAGAACTCGCGGAAGGTGGTGCCGTCCTTGGACTTGGCGTCGTACTTCTTGCGGTTGCGCAGGCACTGGAGCAGGGCGTCGACCTCGGCGGTGGAGTACTTGGTGCCCTGGATGAGGGACCGCTTGGCCTCCATCATCTCGATCTTCGTGTCGAGGCCCTCCAGCGACCAGTGCGTGGGGACGCGGCCGAGCTCGGCCAGCACCTCCTTGGGGCGCACCCTGATCTTGGCCACCTTCTCCGGGGCCGGGGCGGGCACGCCGAGCACCTGCACGCCGGACGTGTCGGGCGTCAGCCACGCGGCGGTGGGGGTCGTCGCGTTGGTCGAGACCATGTTGATGAGGCTATACTGGGTCGGGCCAGTATGGGCGAAGCCGCCGCCGGCGAACCGGTCGGAGCGGAAGTCGGCGAGGAAGTCGCCGCCCGGCGACTCCTTCTGATCTTTCACGACCGCTTCCTCGACCTCGTCGGCTGTGCGGCCGCTAATGGCCGCGATGAGCGTCTTGATCAAACTTGGTTTTTTCATAAGATGCCTCTTAGTTCCTCGGAATAGGGTTCCGAAGCTTAGTGCGGTATGTGGCCTTGAGGTCGCTACCCTGGCAGCCGTCCGCCGACCTATACCAACTGAGGGTACCGTCCTCACCGGGGAGCCATATCTCAATTTCAGGCGTCGGTGCCCTAGGCCCGATCTCCTCGGGCGCCAACAGGCGCCAGCCGTCCTTCACGCCCACGCGCGAGCCGCGCAGCTTGCACGGGTTGTAGCCGGCGGCGACCTCGTCCTTGGGCCACTCGCCGGGGAAGACCATCTTCATCTCGTCCCAGTCCCAGGGCGCGAGCGGCAGCTCCCGCGCGTGGAGGGCGCGCAGCTCGGCCTTGCATTTGAGGATGGCCCTCTTCATGTCCTCAAGGGCGTCGTTGGAGGCTGGCCAGCCGCCCCGCGCGCACCATTTTTTGGCACAGTCCAGGACGGCGCGGGGCAAGTCGTCGGGGTCGAGGAGGAGGGGCTGCATCCAGAGCAGGCGGGTGGCCCGCTCGGAGGCCGTCTTCGACTCCTTGATGACCTTGCGCCGCTTGTCGGCCGTCTCGCTGAGGGGCTCCAGGAGCACCTCGTGGTGCACGTGCCAGTACCATGTCAGTTCGATGCTCATAAATCCTTCCGGTTCCCGCTCAGCCTCTTGCCGGCGCCCGCGGTGACCCGCACGATGACCTTCTGGACCTCGCCCACGATGTCCTCCAGGACGTAGGGGAGCATCCCCACGTCCACCAGCCGCAGGCCGAGCGGGCGGGCCTCCGCGTCGAGCTGCGCGAACATGGCGTTGAGCATGTCCTGCTGGCCAGCCTCGGCGTAGCCCTTTCCCAGCCAACCCTCGGTGAGCGCCACGGTGTAGGGGCGCCCCCGCTGGACGTTGTGCACCTTGGGCAGCAGGTCGGCCCCGTCGAGGACCACGATGACCGGGGGGTGCGCGCCGGCGACGGGGTTCGCGGCCCCGGGCGCGGCCCGCAGCACGGCCTGCACGTCGCCGTCGTAGACGGCGCACACGGTGAATCTGTTGGAGCCGCTCACGCCTTCTTCCCCAGCGCCCGCAGGCGCTTGTCGATAGCGGCGGCGCACAGGGCGCCGGCCCTGGCCAGGTCACGGATCTCATCCTCCAGCCTGCCCGCGGCGGCCTCCTTCTCAGTCCTGAGCACCCGGCGGTGCTCGGAGGTGCCCGGCTTCCACCAGGAGGCCTTCCACGGCCAGACGGTGACCATGACGCCCTCCTTGTTGGGCAGGCACATGTTCTCGGCGCGGACGCCGCCGGCGTTGAGGGCGTAGGCGGCCGCCCCGCGCTCCAGCTCGCCGGCCCGGTAGGCGTCGTCGCGGCCGGCGTCGAAGCCCTCGGCCTCGACCTGGCGGGCGCGCTCGACCGCGATGAGGTGGACACCCTCATTCGTCATAGATTTGCTCTCTTTTTTCATGGATGGTTATGATGCCGAACAGCCGCCACGTGGTGACCCTCCACGCCCGGAACCAAAAGTCGCCGGAGCAGCCCTGGCTCGCCTCGAATCTGACGGCCTTGGTGATCATCCCGCCGCCGTCCCCTTCCCCGGCTTGCCCTCCCACAGCCACGCGACGGGGAGCTTCGCGAAGCCGGGGTCGAGCGGACGCCACGCCAGGCAGGCGGGGCGGAGCCCGACGTACATTGAAAGGTAGGCGGGCGGGACGCCGCTTAGGCACATCCTGGTCTTCAGCGTCTGCACCTGGCCGTCCGTGGCCACCTCCACGCAGTAGGCCTCGACCGGCTGGCCGGGGTTCGGCTGGGAAGGCCACGACCCGTCGGGCCGCCTGACGACCCAGCCGTCGCCCGCGGCTGGGCCCGCGTCGCGGAAGTCCCGGTGGTCCACCAGCTCGTCCACCTTGCAGTCCTCCAGCTTGAAGCCGCTCTCCGGGGGCCTCGGCAGGGCGACGTGGAGTATCGTCGACGCGTCGTCGGCGACGTGCGCCACCCTCCTGCCGAACTCGTCGCGGTGGACGTAGACGTACACGGCTACTTCACCCTCGAATAGTAGGCGTTGCTGACCCCGGCCTGCGCGCTCCAGCGCCACTGGTCGAGGACGTACTGGGCGAACTCGCCCTCGGTCAGCTCGATGACCTTGTCCTTGGTCCAGCGCATCATCGAAATGACACGGTCGTAGTCCTCAGTCTGGTCGACGGGGGCCGCGACCTGCACCTGGACCTGGAGGGGGATGCGCTTGCCCCTGCGGGCCAGCCTGAGCATCTTGTCGAGCTGCCGGATGACGGTCTTCCGGTAGCCCTCCTGCGCCTTGAGGAAGATGGCGCGGTGGGCGTTCCTGTTGGCCACGAGCTTGGCCAGCAGCTTTTCCTTGTCGATTTTCACGGTTTCCATAAAGCCTATGAGAACTCACTTCGGCGCGGGAGCAACCGGCGGAACTCGCGGGGGTCGGCTGGTGAGCCTGTATGCCCGCACCACCCTCTCGTTGACGATTTCGAGGAGCGTCCAGCCATTTTCGTATGCAGCGGCCAAAAGAGCGTCCCATTGCCCTGGCCGCATTGTGATGTAACCCTGACCCGCCGGGCCCACCACAGGAAATGGGGAGGGGAGTGGGATACGATCTAGCAGCGGACGTTTCATGGGATGCAGGTCAGAAGGGCGGCGGGAACCTGGAGCCCTCGGCACCTATCTCCGGCCACCGCATGCGGTCCGGCCCGGCCCGCTCGGCGGCCCGCCTGAGCGCCTCCAGCTGCGGGGCGTCGAGGCCCTTGCTCTTGTGCTCCTCGATGCTCTTCAGCAAATGCTCGACCATGCCGGGCGGCATCGCCGCGACCAGCTCCTCGGCCATGCCAGGCGGCACCGTCGACGCGAGGTGGTCGGCGAGCAAGTTCAGGACCTCGCCCAGGGCCTTCTCGAACTCCTCCGGCGAGAAGGTCTCGTGCCCGACGGGGAGCCCGACGACGGCTTCGAGCTTCGCCTTCAGCGCCTCGATGAAGTCCTCCCCGGACCCGCCGATGAAAGGCTCGCCGCTCACCGGTCGCCCTCCTCGCCCCTGGCGTCCTCAAGCTCGGCCTCGGCCAGGGCGTCGGACTGGCGGTAGCGGACGGGCTTGCCGTCGACGAGGCCCACCGCGTTCCGGGCGGCCGCCTGTGCGTCCTTGGCCATCCTGAACACCTTCTCCGCGTCGGCCTTAGAGAGCATCCGCATCGAGAAGAACGACGGCATGCCGTTGATCGAGCGGGGGCCGGCCTCGGAGAGGTACTCGTAGATCAGGCCCGGCGGGTTCTTGATCATCTCCCTGCGCTGCTTGGCGCCCATGAAGATGAGGACCATGAACACGGACGAGAGGTCCTCCGGGCTGCGCAGTGAAGACGCGGCCCGCGGCGATGTCCAGCGCGAGCTGCCCGAGTTCGGCTTCGGGGAGGTCCTTCATGTATCAGGAAAATGTTTACGCCACCCTCGGCCTGCTCGACGGCATGGGGCCGGGGCTGGGCTTCTTCTTCGCGTCACGCTCGCGAACCTCCACAAGCATCGGCGGGATGGCCTTGCCCTTGAGGCGGCGGATGTCGAAGTCGAGCGGCAGGATCGCCTGTCCGGTCTTCTCCAGCGTGCCGCGGGGCTGGATCTCCACGTGCGTGCAGCCGCTGACGTGCACCAATAGGTTGATCGCCATGCCGGCGAAGCCGGTGTAGGTGTCCTCGACCTGCGTGCCGAGCACTTCGATTGGGATCTCGCAGTCCACAAGTTCGATTTTGTGCTCGCCAAAGCCTTCAAGCCTCTCCGCGGCCAGCCAGACTTGCTTGAGCGGCCGCTGGTCGGCCGGGTCCAGGCCCTTCGGCTGGACGAGGTACAAGTGCGAAAGATCCAACCCGATCTGCAGGAGCGTCACGGTGCCCCTGAGGCCCGTCGCAAGGTCCCTGACCTTGCTTCCAAGCTTGATGATTTTCATTCTAGTTTTTGTTTACAACTTTATGTCTACAACAAAATGGTGGCCGCATGTCAACTGAAACCCGACGCCGTCAGCGCCGCACACGCCTCCATGGCCGCCTTGAGGCCCTGAGCGATCTCGACCCACCGCACGGCAAGGACGACGGCGTACACGGATGGCTTCACGCCGTAGGCGCCGCAGGCGTAGGCGTCGTTCGCCTCGATCAGGGCCGTGATGGACCCGCCCCGCAGCACACCGAAGTCCAGCAGGAAAGCGACCGGCCCGCCCGCGGCGAAGTACGCGTACGCCGCGTCCTCGACGACGCCGCGGTCCACCGGCGTGGCCTCGTCGCCCCAGTAGTGCCGCACGTCTAGGACGCGCCCGAGCAGGACGAACGCCCGCCACTCCGACTTGAAGTCGACCACGTCCGAGCACCAGATCTCGTCGTCGGGGCGAATCCTGGCCAGGGTCGGCGTGCCGGTGACGAAGCCGGTGAACTTCTTGACCCGGCCCCGCGGCTTGACGAAGAGCGGCGCCCTCCCGCAGACCTCCCGCCAGGTGGACGGCCACACGCACCGCCGGAAGAACCGGCGCAGGCAGTCGGGGTAGTCGAGCGGCCAGGGCGGGGTGAGGCCGAGCTGCCTCAGCGCCATGTGGACGACCGGCACCGTGCCGCCCACCAGGGTGCCCGTGGAGAGGGGCACCCGGCCCCTGAAGAGGTTCTTCTCGTAGAAGCCGAACCACGGGACGCGCGGGCTGAGCGCCGACAGCCCGGCGGCGAGCGCCTGGCAGTCCGTCTCCAGGCGGCCGGGCGACTCCAGCAGGAGCTGCGCGGAGGTTATCATGTCAGCTCCCGATGGCGATCGAGCCGTCGAGGATCTGGGCGATGTACTGCTCGTGCGTCGCCTGCGCCCGGCGCCTGGCCGGCCCGCCGGCGACGCGCTGCCAGAAGGAGGGCCGCGAGGACATGTGGGCGTCCACGCGCCTGGCCTCCTCGATCCTGGCGTCGAGCGTGCCGCCGGCCAGGGCCCCGGCCTCGACGCCGCGGCGGGCCGTCTCCAGGGCCCTCGCGATGGCCTCGCTCCGCCACCAGTGCGCCGGGATGTCCCGCGGGGTGTAGACGACGCGGGGGACGCCGTCCCATTCCGGCCGCGCGCCCACCGGCCCCTGCACGCCCGTCGGGCCCACCGGCCCCTGCATGCCACCGCGCGGCCACATGCGCGTCGGCTCGACATGCCCGCGCGGCGGAGGCCCCGCGCCGGTGACCCCGGAGGCGGCGGCCCATCCCGGCCCCGTGGCCCCGGGGAACATGGCGAACGCCCCGGACTCGCGCGCCCCCGGCCACGCGTCCGCGCCGCGCACCTCGAAATTGGAGTTCATCGCCTCGATCACGCGCACCTGCTCCTCGGTCATGGGGGGCGTCGCGCCGGGCCGGTCCAGCCAGGCGGGGTGCTCCACGGGCTGGCCGTCGACGGGGGCCGTCAGGACCATCTCCTCGCGGTAGCCCGCGCCGAGCGGCCCCTGCCACTCGCCGTCCTCGTTCTTCCACCAGCGGCTACCGTCGCTAGTGTCCTCGACCGCGGGCAGGCCGCGCCACTCGCCCGGCCGGAAGCGGGCCTTCGGGGCCTTCGGCTTCTTCGGCCTGGGGGCGGAGGGCTCTTCGAGGTCGAACTTTCGGATGGCGGCCACGGCTCTGGAAAGAACTCAGGTCATGTAGACCGGCACGCACACCGGCACGGCCACCGGCATCATCACCGTGATCATCGAGATGAACACGGGCACGGGCACCGGCACGGGCACCAGCACGGGCACCGACGGCGCGGCTGGCGCCCACCCCCAGCCCGTCCAAGCCAGCCAGCCGAAGCGAGGATCGAAGCAGACCGTCCCGGGCGGCGGAAACGGCTGGGGGCAGTTCGAAGTCCAGAACGACGGGCGCGCGGGGGCCGGCTCCGGGGGCGGGGGCGGGTCGCCGAGGTCGAACCTGCGGATGGGCGTCTGCACGGGATTCGAGCCGCGATGGCCGGGCATTTGTTTACAAGCCCCGCAGCTTCCTGCACCCCGGGTTGCCGGACATGCAGGGGCCGCCGAAGCGCCCGCAGAGCCACGTGCCGCAGGTGATGCGCCTGGGGCCGCGCACGCACCTGACGCCTTCGGGCGAGGAGTCGTCGGAGACGTAGTAGCGGACGGCGGTCTCGGTGACCTTCGGCCCGCGCCTGAGGAGGCCCGCGGCCCCGCAGAGGCGGAACTGCTCGCTGAACAGGCGGGGCGCCTTGGGCGGGGACACCGTGCCGGGGGCGGCGGACTCCATCTCGGCCAAGACGGTGCCCTCCAGCGTCTGGAGGGCGCAGCCGAGCACGTAGAGCTTGCCGCGCAGGCCGCCCTTGGGCGGCAGGGCGTTGACGGCCGCCCAGAACGGGCGGGACTTGGGGCCGGAGTACCGGCGGTGGAGGGGCTTGGCCCGGCGAAGGAAGGCCTGCCGGTCCTTGGCGAACTTCCTGAGATCCTTCAGCCATCGGGCGTGCGTCTTTTTCGGTGTCTTTTTTGGTGTCTTTTTTGGCATCTTCATGGCGGGTTCAAAGTTCGACCTGCTTGCCGTCGAAGCCGATCCAGGGCTCGTCCCTCCAGTCCTCCCCGTCGCCGCGGTCGCCCCAGTCCGTGGCCGCCGTCGGGGTGTCGATCTCCGTCCACGGGGCGCCCGGCGGGACGTCGCGCTGGTCGCCGCCCGGCCCGGTGTACTTGACGGGGGTGGAGGGGTTCCGCTCCGCGAACAGGGCCACCGCGATCAGGAACGCCCGCTCCGGCGTGTCCGTCGCGACGTACGGCCCCGGCCGCAGGAGGCCGAAGTCGTGCACGACGCCCCTGACGTACCGCCGGCCCCGGCGGGGCAGCCGCTCGTACGCGGCCTCGTTGAACGTCCTCGTCTCATTCACGGCACGGTCTGGAGCCTGAAGGGGGAGACGATGACGCGGGGCTCGACGTAGACGGGCTTCACGTCGCCGCCGTTGGGGTCCTTGAGGAGCACCCAAGTGCCCTCGGCGGTGGCGGGCGAGTAGAGGCCGTTGGGGTCGGCCTGGGCGATGGTGGTCGCCCCCTGCCCGTAGGGGATGGTCTGCTGCGGGTTGGTGAACTGGGTGGCGTAGGGGATGCCGTAGCCGACGGACTCGCCGAGGAAGACCAGCTTGCCGGTCATCTCCGCCACGATGTAGGTGTAGGTGACGAGGCCGTTCTGGTCGCGCAGCTCGATGATGTCCTTCAGGAGCTTCTTCTCCCTGAAGTTGTGGACGGCGGGCATGCCGACGGTCATGTTGGACTCGCGCTGCAGGGTCTCCTGCCGCTGCTTCTCGACGGCGATGCTGTCCGGCGTGCCGGAGCAGGAGTTCTCGGCGCCGCACCAGAGCAGCGCGAGAGGGATCAGGACTGTGAGGGCCAGCTTTCTTTTCATGGGGGCTGGGGGTCAGGGGTTATTGGTTGAGGTGCTTGCGGGCGCGGAGCTGGCGCATGAAGCCCTGGAGGTCGGCCGGGAGCTTCTCGTCGGGGTAGTCGGCGTAGCGGTGGAGGATCAGGCTGGCCAGGGCGTCCTTGCCGCCCTCGTCGGCGGCGACGTACTGGGCCTCCATGCCGTAGAGGTCCTGGATCATGCCCTGGTTGTAGGCCTTCGACTGCTCGAAGGTGGAGCGGCGCACCGCCTCCATCCTGGGGTTGAACACCTTGAACAGGAAGTAGTCGTTCCCCTGAACGACCCATCCGATGGCCAGCACCGCGAGGAGGCCGGCGAGGAGTATCGTGGCGATTTTGGTCTTCATGGAAGGGGGTCACGGGGCGAAGGACTACCCGGGGGCGTCCCAGTGCTCGCATGACTGGCAGAAGCGCATGGTCAGTCCCTGTCGACGCAGATGGCGATGACGCCCCCGACGGCGAGGACGATGAAGAAGACGACCTGGCAGCCGCCCACCCACCGCCAGAGGGACGGGTGGCTGTGCTTCCACCAGACGCCCTCGAACACGTCGAGCATCCCCTTGGCCTCGCCCTGCTCCTGAGCCGTGATCTGCTGGATGGCGGCCTGGTACTGGAAGGAGCCGACGTCCATGTTCAGGATTTCGTGCAGGCGCCCCTGGAGGCTCTTGACGGCCTCCAGGTTGCGGTCGAAGGAGTTGTCCGGGGTCGTGAGGAGCACGGCGTTGTGCTCGCCGGCGAAACCCCCGGCCTCCAGCGCGGCCACGAAGGCGTCGACGTACTTCGACTTCTGCGGGATGGTGGAGGCCTTCTCGGCGAGGCTCCAGTACGACCCGAACTGGCGGCTGTACTGGTACTCGCCGACGATCTCGTTGGCGACGTTGAAGACCGTGGCGGCGACGCCGACCAAGAGCATGACGATCCCGGCGGGCGTGAGGGCGGACCTGTCGGAGGGCGACGATATGGTGTCCATAAAGGTTCAGCGCAGGCCGAGGACGCCGGTAACCCCGACGCCCGCGGCGAGCAGCAGGGCGACCATGCCCGCCTCCGCGAGGGAGGCGCACTCGCCGCTGCGGACCTCGTGGGGCCACGGCCGCGAGAAGTCGAACAGCGTCACGGTCCAGTAGTTGACCTGGTCGGGGCCGATGTGCCGGGCCTTCCAGTCGCGCCTGTCGAGGCAGGCCAGCACGGCCTTGGAGTCGCCGGTGAAGTTGGGCAAGCCCTCGAAGACGCACCGGTCACCGTCGAACCAGCCGCCGGGGTCCACGAGGTGATAGTCCGAGTCGAAGGCGGGGGGACGCATGACGAGGCCAAGCGCACGCTCGGCGAAGAGTTTGTTCTTCGCGGTGGCGTCCAGGGCGTTCCAGTCGATTGTCATTGAGAAGGCGGTTGAATCTTCGGCTTGGTGATCTGGTGATTGTATTCGTCGGCCAACGAAGCGGCCATGAAGACCTCCAAGGCGTTGAGAGCGGCCTGGGCGTCGACGCCCGACACGTCGGTAGAGGTCGACAGCCCTCCGTCCGGGCGCAGCATCTCGGCCCTGGTGGCGATGTTGTCGGCGTCGATCACGACCTTCCAGCCGTGGCGGAGCAGGCGGTTGATGAGGGGGTGGGGCGGGCTCATGCGCAGTTTGTGTTAGACTATTAGAACTGCGGGTCGCAACTTTTTTCGTAAACAAAAGTTAGAGTCCGATCTCCCGCAGCCACCGGCTGTACGCCATGACCGTCGCGTCGTGCGCCGCCCGCATCGCCTCCAGGTTGCCGGACTTGACGGCGCAGTGGAACTCCGCGTTGGCCTCGTTGAACTGGCGGAGCCAGAACTCACCCTGGACGCAGGCCTGCTCGCGCCCCACGCTGTAGCGCACGAGGCCGACGAGCGCCGCAGCGATCGCGATGTAGACGAGGCCGACGGGCAGCGAGACGCAGCTGTTCGCGACGCCCAGCCCCGTCGTGACGACCACCATCCCGACGGCCAGCCACTTGGAAAACCTAGCCGAGGCCGCGCTTGGACCCTTGATGATTTCCATTGGAAAAAACCGCGGGCGGCGCAAGCCGCCCGCGGCTATGAATCCATCCACTCTCCAGCGCCGGGGGCGCTGGCAAACGAAAGTTAGGAGACAGGGGCGGACGCCACCTCGACCGGCCCGGACACAGGCGAAGGCGCAGCCGAGTCGGGCTGGGCAACCACGGGGGCGACGGGCACTGGCGGCGGAGACCGGGGCGGCTTGACGGCGGGGGCCACGTAGGGGCGCTTGCGGACTTCGATGAAGCCGGAGGCGAGCAGGCTCTTCTTGTAGAAGGAGAGGACGCGGGTCGGCTTCTGCCGGGAGTTCCCGAGGTGCCTGGCCATCGCCGCGATCAGCTCGCGCCGGGTCAGGGGCCGGTGGTGGGTGCGGAGCACCGACACAATCATGCAGCCCTGCGGGGTGAGCTTGGACGGGTCAGCCGCCCGGAGCGCCCGAAAGGTGGCGACCATGCGTTGCGGTCTTTTGGCGGTTGTTTTCATAGTTTCACTGACAAGAACTGCTAGCACACCCACGCGATGTTGTAAACATTTATTACCAGAGGCCGAGCCTGTGGCCGAGCGCGCCCAGGATCATGGCCACGACGGACACCAGCATGGCCGCACTTATGACGTTGTCCCTGAGCCTCTCCCGCCGCTCGTTGCGCCGAAAGATCCTCTCCGTGTCCTCACGGACCCCGCCCATGACCCTCGCCCGCTGATCCTCGGTGAGCGATGGCCCCTTCGAGCCTTCCGGCCCCTTGTCGTTCATAGCATTAAGCATGGGGAGGGGGAGCGGGCCACTTGTGCTTCCACCATGTAGAACTGGCCGTGGTGTCGTTCTGGCAAAAGACGTAGGGGGACCCCCTCTGCTTCCTCACGATGCCCTCCCAAAAGGGGAGGTTTTCGGACAGGTGGCGCAAGAAGGCCTCCGTGGGCGGGTTGAAGATCCACGCCGCCCCGACGGCCCGGCAGGCCTCCTCGGCGACCCTGGCCCGCTCGTCGGGGCCGGCCCGGAGGTAGGACGTCCCGCCGACGGCGAGCGCCTCGAACGGGTAGAACAGGCCCTTGTAGACCTCGCCGTCGAAGCAGGAGCCGGGCGGCAGCTTAGCGAAGTCGGGGAGATTGGCGACCTTGTAGTGGTAGCGGCGTCCGTGCCGGTTCTGCACCAACAGGGCGATGCCGTCCACGACGACGGGGGAGAAGAAGCTGCGGTCGGCGTCCGACAGGGCCGAGGCCCGCACGGTGGCGACGCCAGCCCTGTCGCCGTTCAGCTTGGGCTGGAGGGTGTCGCCGTTGCCCTTGAACTCCAGCACCAGTTCGACGGCCCTCGCCGGGTCGGAGAGGGCGCGCCCCTCGGCGGGGCGCATGGGATAGAAAGGCACCGCGATGCCGGGCACCACTCTGACGCGGGTCGGGGGCATCAATCGGCCCTCGGCGTAGCCCCACCCAACGCCAAATCGACGTTGAGTGAAAGACAGACAAGAGCGCCGTCCTCAGCATTGGTCTGAGACATGCCACAGACGTTGAAGGAACCAACGTGACCAGTGCCACGCAAAGCCCGGCGAACACGCTCCAAGTCTTCTAGCAGATGGACACGCTCCTCAGGGGTACCAGCCTCTATGTAAAGGCTGGGCACGTTATCATGGACAACAACCTGAAGGTGCATGTTACTCGACGGTGGCGGTGATGGTGTTCTTGACGACCTCGGTCACCTTCTCTTGGTCGCCCACCTTGGGGAAGGCCGCCCAGCGGGTCTGATGGAACCCCTCGCGGACGGTGACTTTTTCGAAAGTGCTGAGCGGGCACGCGGTGCCTTCGGGGAGGTAGCCACGCTTGATAAGCTCGGCGGTGACGGTCTCGGCGGACTTCCGGTAGGCGTCGTAGATGCGCTTGCTGAACTCGCCCTTGTCCTCCCCGACCTTGGAGACGAACACGGCGTCGTCGAACTTCGCACCCGCCCTCTGCTGGACGTAGTCGTTAATGTCCTTGCCGAGGGACTTCATCAGTTCGTCGACGGCCTCGACGTTAGCGATGATGGAGTAGCGGTCTTGAAAGCTGACCCGCACCGAAGTGCCCTCCCTGTCCGTGAGACGCACCGTCGCGACGGGCTTCATCGGCTCGGCGATGTTGTGGATGAAGAGGCGGTGGGTGGCGTCGGCCTTGATGGTCGGCTCCAGTTCGGCGATCTCGGCCTCGGCGGCGCGCTTCGCGCGGATGGCCTCGGCGTAGCGGCGGAGCCCGTCATTCTCGATGACGAAGCTGGGGACGTCGGTACCGTTCTTGGCGCCGGCGGTGGTGGAGGTCTTGAGGGCAACTGTCTTGAGTGGCATGGGAGGGTGGATTGGATTTTGTTTTGGTGAGTTCTAAACTATGCCCGGAGTATGGGGGTTCCGGCCCCGGTTGTAAACAAAAAAATGTCATAAACTTTTTGCTTGCAACCCCGGCCCGCTTCCCCCAGCCTCCCAGGAGTCACCCGCCATGCCCCGCTTCGTAAAAAACCTCAACTACGGCCTCATAAAGGACATAGACCTCCAGAAGATGAGCCGCATCGCGCCCATCATCGCGAACGTGGGCGCACAGGCGTTCACCGAACTGCTGCTGATGCACCTCCACGCCCGCGTGGGCATGACCTTCATCATCCAGAAGAAGGTGACGGACGACCTTAGGCTGACGGACTTCCACGAGGGCCGGTTCGAGGACCTGACGTGGCCGAGCACGACCATCGAGTTCAACTTCGAGGACCCGGCCCTCGGCACGCTGCTCGCGGGGAAGCTCACGCGGCAGCAGGTGCTGGAGGCGTCCGAGCGGCTGAACGTGACGCTGCGCGGCTACACCGCCGCGCCCGACCACGACCACCAGCTCATCATGGTGTGCCAGGCCTCCGACGGGAGCGGCTCCTGCGTGATGGTCCACGACGAGCACACGTGGCCGCGGCTGATGGCGGGCGAGGAAGTCGAGAGCATGACGCCCACCGGCCCCGGCGACGGGCGCATGGAGAAGGCGGAGTCGGCCGAGATGATCGACCTCGCGAAGCTCTGCATGAAGGTGCTGGCCTACTCCTCGATCCCGCAGTTCAAGCCGGCGCCTGTGACCCGCCACCAGCTGCACTACGGCGAGGGCAAGCCGGGCGTCCGGGGCCGGCCGAACCGCCCGACCTTCCGCGTCATCTACCTCCCGCACGTCATCCACGTCGGCGAGCGCAAGCCGTCCGAGCCGACCGGCATCCACCGCGAGTTCAAGGGGCGGCGCGGGCACCTGCGCTACTTCCACAGCGACTACTTCGTGAACGTGAAGGGCCAGTGGAAGTACATCGCGCCCGTCGAGGTCGAGGGCGTCGAGCGCACCATCGCCATAGTGAGGGAGCCGTAGCGATGTCGCGCTCCCACAGGAACTGGCCCGGCGGAATCCACCGCTGCTCGAAGTGCGGAAAGGAGTACAAGCAGGGGGCGAGCCTCGCCGCCCACATCATCGCCGGGTGCACGCCGAAGAAGCCCCGGCGCTCCCGCTACCCGAAGCACTACCAAGACTTCCTAGACCGGCGCGCCGAAGCCGAAGCCGCCAGCCTGCCAAAAACTTTATGAAACCAACCCCCAAACTACTCACAACGGGCGTGTTCATGTGGCACGCCGAGGAACGCAGGAGCAACCGCTACGGCGCCTTCTACCCGGCGACCGAGAGCTACTCCGGCGAAATGACGAAGCTCCGCCGGATCGACCAGGGCGCGGTCAAGGGCTTCGACGGCAAGCGCGTCAGGATGTTCGCCGTCGTCGTGGAGAGCCGCCCGAGCGGCCACCTCGGCGATTTCTTCCTCGGCCTCAGGCCGAACCCGGCGCCGGTCGGCGCCACCGTCGAGATCGGCGTGGGCACGCTGCGCGTGACCAAGAACCCCGAAATCGGCGACACGCCCATCTTCGAGCTGCACCCGGACGACGGCCGGCGAGAGTTCTGGTGCGACCCGCGCAACTTCTACAAGCTCCACGACCAGACGGTGGAGTTCTACGCCGCAAGGACGAAGGCCGCCGCGCCGCCCGCCTACCAGGGCAGCCGGGATGAGGACGAGGCCATCGTCATTGGGACAGACCCGGCAGGAGCCGACCTCCAGGTGAAGACGAGATCGAAATCTTTCAGGATACCTGGCACCATCGCCAACATGGGCGGCGGCACGTTCATCGTCAGGGCGCCCGTCCTGTCGGAGGGTTCCCGCCACAAACTCGCACCCGAATGACACACAGATTTCGCTTGCATTGAAGGTAGGGCTATACTTAGGTGGGTTACTTATGAACTACATCCCACCAGAAGATGCAAACTCCCCCAAAGAACACTTGTTCTTGATCAAAGTTCTCGTTCACGGTTCCGAGGACACCCTGGCTCTCGCCCTCATAAAATACGACGACACCTTTACGCTCGGTCTCCGCTGGAACGGCGACAAGGACAGGCCAGCCGGGTACCCACAATCCTACGGCCATCCCAGTTGGTTCGTTGTCGAAGAGGGGTTTTTCGCCGAGCAGATTGTCAGCGGCCTGAAGCCCGTAGACCAGGCCTTCGTGCGCAACTTTATCGCGAAGCCGAAAGTACCGCCGCCCTGCCCGGACTGATCACTGGAAGGTGTAGGTGGCGGTGGCGCGCGGACTCGGAGCCACGCCGCTCAGGAAGGCCCGGGCGTTGAGCGTGACCGAGTAGCCGGGGTTGTAGGGCACGTTGACGGCGCCGCCGTAGGGCAGGCCCGAGTCGATTGACTGCGGGTCGGTGCCGTCGAGCGTGTAGCGGATGGTGACGTTCGCGTCGGGCGACGAGATGACGACGGCCACGCCCTGCGAATAGATGCCGGAGCTGACGCTGAGGCCGATCTGCTTGAGCCCCGTGGCATAGACGATGCAAGGCGCGACCGAGACCTGCATGGAGGCGCCGAACTGGTCGTAGACGGTGACCAGCCCGTCGATCGAGGCGCCGACCGGGGCGACCGTGCCGCTCGTGTCGACGTCCACGTTACCGCCCCAGAGGGTCTCGCCGATGGAAGTGAAGTCCCAGCGGTAGTTGACGGTGTCACCCTGGGCGTCGATGGCGTAGGCGGCGAACGAAGCCAGCTGGCCGACCGCCACGCCGGGGTTGACGGGGTAGGCCCACTGGATGACCGGGGCGGTGTTCATCACCAGCTCGACGATGCCGTTGGCGGTGGCGGAATAGCCCATTTCGTCGGTCACGGTCGCGCTGAACAGGCCCTGCCCGCCGGCAGGGATGAGGCCGACGACCTTGGTCAGGGTGGCGTAGTAGGTGTTGCCGTAGCCTCCGATCGGGGTGAGGATGGCGGCCGCCGTGGTGGCGTCCCAGAAGGAGAAGACGACGCTGGCGATGCCGCGCTCGTCCGGGTCGCTGACGATGGCGGAGAAGACGAGGTCCTGGGTCAGGTTCACGCCGGCCCTGGCCGTCGCCGGGTACTCGCAGAGGGAGATCGTGGGCGGCTGGTTCGGCGCCCCGAAGAGCGGGATCGTGCCGGTCGTGGTGAGCCCCGCCGAGTTGGCCACGGTGACCGACACGGTCTGCGGCTCGGAGACCTGGTAGCCAGCGATCTCCTCCGTCGTGCCGATGACCGTGGAACCCGACATCCAGAGGTAGGTCAGCGGCAGGCCGCCCGGGTCGGCCGCGAAGGCCGTAAGGTTGGTCGTGTAGGGCAGCGGCTGGTTGTTGACCGAGGCGACGATGAGCTGGAGCGACGGCGGCGCGACGACGCTGATCGCCTCCGAGACGCTGGCCCACTGGCCCATGTCGTCGACGGCGGTCACGGTGGCGATCGTATCGCCTCCCTGCGCGAAGGTCACGGAGGCCTGCGGCAGCCGCGTGGACACGGTGCCCGTGCCAGGGACGACCCAGACGTAGCCCAGGTTGGTGCCGGTCCCGTTGACGCTCAACTCCACGGTCTCGCCGACGTAGTAGGGCGGCGAGACGCTTATCGCGAAGTCGGAAAGAACCGGGACTTCGGGCGCCGGAACGTCGGGCAGCGCCACCGGATTGAGCACGGCCAGATCGTCGGTTCTCCTGGCCGTCGAGCCGGTGGTCGTGTTCGAGACCGGCCACCGGGAGTTGTCATAAGCGTCCTGGCCAAGGGTGGCCGAGTAAATCGTGGACTCGTGGGAAAGCGACACGATGGTGCCGTAGCTGTTGAGTGCCCCGACCCACGCCCCGGCCGGCAGGGACACCGGTGAGGCGGCGCTGGTGGAGACGGGGGTGAGGACGAAATCCGGCGGCGAAAGGGTGACCTGATAGAGCACCGGGGCGAGCTTGCGGATCTCGTAGCCATAGACGGCGAGCTGGCGCACCTGGCCGCGGCTCGGCACGCTGGCCTCGTTGGCCCATGTGAAGGTGAGCACCCAAGGCCCGGACAGGTTGGAGGCCAGGGTGAAGTCGACGGACGTCAAGCCCCGCGGGTTCAAGCCGGCGCCGTCCGGCAGGAGCGTCGCTGTGAAGACCGTCGCCGCGCCGCTGGAGCCTTGGAGCTGGATGCTGACCTCGAACCCCGCGAAGTCGTCGTCCACGACGCCGATGTTGCCGGCGTCGACGGTGATGCGGTAGTACCCGGCGACCAGGGCGTCCGGGACCTCGAAGGACAGGTCGCCGTTGTACGGCAAGGCCGCCACCCCAAGGGCCGTCCCGAAGCTGTTGGCGTTCAGCCAAACCGAGAAGGCGTTCGGCTGGTCCGACCAGACCTGCGACTGATTGTAAATGAAGAGGGGCGGCGTGGCGACAGTCCCGGCCCAGGGGGCCACGTAGACGACGCCCGTCGTGCCCATGCCCGCCACGGAAAGACGGTTGCCCGAAACGGCCAGGAGCGAGACGGCATCGGTGGGCTCGTCGTAGCCCATGAGATCCGGGCCGACGATGGCCTCCTCGGCGGCGGGCCTGGAACGCAGAGGCAGCGATACCGTGAACTCCGGCCCGGAACCCGTGTTGTCCAAACCGACCTCATAGACCGTCGTGCCGTCGCCAGCCAGGATGTAGGCCCGGTCCTGGGCCGCGTTGAAGTTCGGCAAAGCCGCGACCGTGCCGGCCCACGCCTGGCCCACGAGCGTGCCCGCGTAGGCATAGGTTTCGCCCGGCAGCACACCGGTCGTCCCGGCGAGCACGACCTTGCCCGCGCCCTCGATCTCCGGGCCCTGCAGGCCGAGCGGGAAAAGCGGGGGCACGACTTGGGCGCCGCCGAGCCCGACCAGCTTGAACTCGTCATCCCCGTCGAACTGGCCAGTGGCGTCGTACCGGCCCACGTAACCCTGATCCAGGGCCTCGGTGGTGGGCCGGGTGGCCGCGTTGGTGCCCGCGGCGGGCACCACGAAGCCGGAATCGAGGATGGCAAGGCCGTACCGGTCACCCCGCACGGAACTGACGTAGGGAAGCCCCTCGACCGTCTCAAGCGGGGTGAACGCCGGGTTGCGCACCACGGCGAGATCCGAGCCGAGCTTGATCGAGGCCCAAAGACTGAAATCCTGGAGGTAGGAGAGGCCTTCGGTGCCGTAGATAATGGCCTGCGAGGGGGTAGTCGGGTCGAAGATCCCAGCGGCCGACACCGTGACCGGAGACAGCGCCGGGTCAGCCGCGCCAAGCGTGAGCAAGGAAGTGGAGAGGCTGACGAACACATAGGCCTGCGCGCCAGCAAAGGGCACCCAGCCCGTTGACACGGCGGTGCCATTGGACTGCACGGCCATGGCCGAGAACCCGGAGGACCCGACGTACAGCGACACGGGGCCGAGCAGGGCAAACGTCTCCGCGATGGGCTGGAGCTGGCCCTGCTGGACGTAAAGCCCCGCCGTGAACCCGTCGTCGCCGATGGCTCTCGAAGCCGTCGAAGTCAGGTCAACGCCCACCGGCAGCGAAAGGCCCCACCCGCGGAAGGGGTCCCACACCCGGTGCGACGGCATGAGCTGCGGCGCAACCGGGTCAGGATAAGCCGTGACGTCCTCCACGACCAGCGCACTGTCAGGGTGCTCGGCCATCGGCCACCAGGCCGTGAGGTCGTCGTACCTCGCCGGAACCCAACATTGGGCGGCGATCAGGAGCTCCTCCGAGACAAGGCGGACTTCCGCGAGGCCCCCACCGCCGAGGACGCCAAGGCCCAGGCGGACCGGGGCGGACGCCTCCGGCTCGTCCAAGGCGACTGCTCGGACGCGATAGGGCTTCACCGAATAATTGAGATCGAGCACGCGCAGGCCGTACGCCACCCCAGCGTCGTCCACCACGCGCGCTTCGGGGCCGATCAGGGTGGGCATCGGGTCCGCCCCGAACGGCATAAAGTAGTCTGGGGAGACCACCTCACCCCCGGCCCTGAGCAGCCGCCGCCAGGGGTACTCGTCCTGGGTCTCGTAGTCCCAGTCGACGCAGTTGACGCTCCCGTTCAGGTCCACGCCGACGTAGGCGAAGGTGCCGGTCACGTCGACGACCGCCTCCGGCCGCGCCTCGTAGCTGACGGACATCCCGGCCGGCGGCTCCGGCCTGATCGTGCCGCTATCGGCGACAACCCATTCGGCGACGACCGTGCCGGCGAACGCGGGGCCGGCGGCGATCCCAAACTCGCCCGCGCTGAAGTCGTACCAGCCGGACACGACGTCGCCCGTGACGCTGCCGCCGAAGTAATAGACGCTCCCGATTTGCTCGGTGGAGAGGGGGGTGGAGGAGTCGCCGAGCACAACAGAGAACTCGGCCGCGTAGTCGCCGAACGGCGCCTGCGGGAACAGAAGCGTCCCGAAGAAGGTGCCGGACCCGCCGCCGGTGAGAAAGTCGTAGGCCGGGTACGGGGCGTAGGCCGCCGCATCCCTCCCAAGCAGCCCGGAGGTCTTGCGGCGGGGGAGCCGGGTGGCCGCCCTCACATCCTCAAGATAGCCGAATGTCCTCGTCGCATCCGACTGGAGCGTGACCGCGTCCACCTGAGGCGTCCCGGCCGCCGCCTGGGTGACCGGCACCGGCGCGACTGTGCCCGCCAAAACGACCTTCTCCGGCCAGAGCGTGACCGCGGGCTCGGGCTGCCAACCGTTCGCCCACGGGCGCCACGGGGCCGGGGCAGTCCCCGCCGGGGTCACAAGGTCCGGGTTGGCCTCCAGATCGGTGTTTGGGATGGCCGCGATGGTGCCGGGGTCGAGGCTGAACACGCCGAGGTCGAAATAGCTTGTGCGGTACTTGATGCTGGACAGCGCCCCGAAGCACGAAAGCGTGCGCCAGGTGCCGGAGCCGGCCACAACGATGGGCAGGCCGTTGAAGCTGTCGCCAGGGACGAGCGCCTGGGCGAGCAACCCGGAGACCACGGTACCGCTGTCGAGGGCCACGCTGGCGACAAGCGCCGGGGCGCCGCCGGCCAGCGGATAGGAGCCGGGCACCGGATTGACGACGCTGCCCGCCGTCTGGACGAGCCTGAAGAAGGGGTTGGCGCCATTAACCGCCGTGAGGTAGAATGAGTCGCTGGTCCCGTCCGCCACCAGGGCCGGGCTGGCGTACTGGTAGAAGGCACCGTCGGTGAAGTCCTGCGGGTCGTAGTTGCCTTCCGGGTCCGGGAGGGTCGGCGTCGGGAAATAGTCCGGCACGGCCGCGAAGTCCCTGTCGTTGGCCGGGCTGCCGATGTCCAAGGCCTCGCGCGGCGAGAGCCTGCCCCACAGGGGCGTCATGGCGGCGTCACCGAAGCCCGACAGCTTGGCCACGGTAGCGAAGCTCTGGGCAGTGCCCTTGGTCTTGAGGCGCGGGAAGTAGGTGGCCATGGCCCGCTGCTGCCGGGCGGCGGCCTCCGCCGCCGTGTCGGTCGCCGGCCCGGAGTAGAGGGTCGCCCCCAGGCTCCGGGCGAGGAACTGAACCGTGTCAACGCCCACCTGCCGCAAGAGGTCGGTGCCGACGGTGACGGCGGTCACCTGCGACGGGTCGACGTCCATCTGCGCCGCGGCCCAGGCGAGGAGGGCCACCGGGTCGTCCACGGGCGTGTCGGGCAGGACGTCGAGCGTGCGCGTGATGAGATTGCCCGCGTCGCCGACATAGGTGGCGAACACGCAGGTGAGGGGCGCGGGGGCGGGCTGGTTGAGGTTCTCGAACCAGCCGACCAGCGACCTGAGGTCGGCGATCCTATCCTGGTACCCGCCGACGACCGCCTGGATCAACTTGCGCACGTCCAGGTCGACGATGAACTGCGGCAGGTCGTCGTAGAGATACGATTCTGGCAAATTGGCTAGCATAGCAGTCTCTCCCTCAAATGATTGTATGCCTGCCTCAGCCACACAAAAAACTCCTGCTGCGACGCACTGCCCTTCGCATAATTGCAACGCTTACAGCATGGAACGACGTTCGCCAAATCGTATCCCCCTGAGCTTTCCACTCGATCCAGGCCGTTGTAAAGATGCAGACCTACGAACGGCTTACATGACCGCACGATAACCTGAGCCGGTGGTCTCCCACAATAGAAGCAGTTGGAGTTGGCCAGTGTCACGAAATCCTGAAAAGAAAGACTGAACTTGATCCCGCGCAGCCGTGCCGTGCTCGCGATGCCTCGGTAAAGCACCCTAAAGGCCACTTCCCTTTCAGGCAGTTTACGAGCGCACCCGCAGCTCTTCACCCTGACAATGTTGGACGACTTCTGCCTGAACACATTTCCACAACGCTTACACTTAGCCAGATACCAACCTCCATCAAAACCGACCACTTTGACGTGTTCAGTCTCAAAAGAGAGGTACTTGAGTGGCGGATGCGGATGAGGCACAAACTAACTATGGCGGGGCCGGGCCGCCGCCCGGTAGTTAGGCTGGCCATGAGCGAAACCACGACAGGGACGGACACGCAGGACAACTACTTCTCCATCACCGCGCAGGGCATGGGAATCGGCGAGGGCGGCCCCGCCCCGACCCCCTACGTCGGCGCCGTCCCGGCGACGATCCAGCCGAGCAACCCGCAGGGCTACGACGCGATCCTGAAGATCTGCGACGGGGCCGGGCCGCTCACCCTCGCGGGCATGACCGTCGCCCAGGGCCACGAGGACTCGGTCAACTTCACCAACGGCTGCCACGACATCCAGTTCTCCGGGGTCGTCGGCGCGGGCACGATCCGGGGGCTCCGGGCCATCACGATCAAGGGCCCCTGCAGGAACATAACCTTCGGGCCGACCGTCATCGACCAGCACGGGACGGATGAGGACGTCAAGCTCGGCGACTGGCTGGACGAGTCCTACGGCGCCCCCGACCGGGTCGACCTCTCCAACATCACCATGCAGGACGGGTCCAAGGTCCAGGTCGTGGTCGGCCATTCCCCGTGGCCCAAGTACAACCCAAGCAAGCAGATCCTTTTCGGCTCCACGGCCGAGCTGAAGCTCTACTGGTGGTTCAAGCGGGGGGCGCGAATCCTCTGCGGGGTCAAGGTCGGCCAGCAGGGGCCCAAGAACTTCCTGGGGTTCATCGACCTCACCTGATGCTGAACACGCGGGGCATAACCCAGGTCGCGGTCGGCCTGAGCCGGGACTTGAGCAAGCGGGGGGCCGAGTTCGCGTTCGACCTGAACGAGAGGAGCCGCCCCTACCGCCGCATCGGGCAGTGGGCGCAGGGGGTGTGGCTCAAGTGGCGCGTCATCCTCGCGGCGGCCTTCGTCAACCTCGTGGTGTCGAACGGGCTGGAGGTGACGGTCAAGGGCGCGCTGCACTGGCACTGGGCCTTCGCGTGCGTCGACGGGATGGGGATGTCGTGGAAGGCCGCGGTGGCGCAGGCGATCCTGCACTCGCTCTGGAGCGGCGCGACCCACATCGCCGGGCAGAAGAAGGTGTCGGACGCCGGCTAGTGCATCCACTGCATGCTCTCGACGCGCTCGTCGCCATGCAGGGCGGCGTCGATGGCGTCCTCGATCTTGGCGATGAGGGCGCCGTGGTGCTTGGGGTCAGCCACGACATCCAGCGAATAGACGTCACCAGTGCCACCCGCGGGAATAATCTCAACGCCAAAGGTACGCTCGGCGGAAGGCTCGTCGTCGCCTCCCCCGGCGCCCTCGGCCTCGTGAACTTGAGACTCCTCGGGCTCCTCAGGATCATCCTCGTCAGGCTCAAGTCGGTATTTGAAGCCGCACTCCGGGCACTGGCAGATCTGGTAGACCGTTTCGCGCGTCTTCGGGTCGGTGACGTCCTTCAGAATGTCCACGCGCCGGCCGCACTTGGGGCATGTGGGCGGCTGCTCCGACATAAGCCAAACATCCAGGTCCTCCTTCACGCGGGGGCCCGCCGGCATGGTCTGGTCGAGCCTGCTCAGCTCCGCGAAGGTGGGCGAGCGGCCCGCGCCGCGGTCGCGGCGGCCCTTGCGCTTGCGCGGCCACATCCCGGCCATGGGCGAGGCGCTCACGGGGCACTCCAGCAATTTGTCGACGAGCGTCCGGCCCGCCTGTTCCACCCTGTCGAGATCAGTCATGCCCTAACTACTGGGGCACGAGCGTGGTGGAGCACTCCTCGATGGCGAGGCGGACTTCGCAGGGCAGCTCGGAGTCCGGCACGGCGACGCAGTTGCGGCAGCGCGTGACGACGTGGCCGAAGTCGTCGAGCACGACGTAGTAGGTCGTGCCGCGGTCCCCGACGGCCGTCAGGTGCAGCCACCCCTCGAAGTCCACGGTCCGGTTGATCTGGAAGATCTCATCCATCGGATTCGACGATACGCAAACAGGGCTGAAAGTAAACAACAAAAGTAAACATCATCCTGCGCGGCCAGTGGTTACGCGAAGTCGTAGACATTATTTTGTTTACAACTCCGACCCGCCTGTGGTAGCTTCCAGGCATGACCAGGATCACGCCCAAGAACATCAGGCGCCTGCGCGCCCGCGCGGGCCTCAGCCAAACGAAGCTGGCCGAGAAACTCGGCTGGCCGCCCAAGAAGGCCTCCATGATCTCGTGCTGGGAGCGGGGCGTCTGCCAGCCCTCGCTGATCGAGAGGCGCCAGTTGCGCGAGCTGATGCGCTCGACCCCGGTGACGCGTGCGCTTGGCATGGTCCGGGAGAGCCGCGCCAGGATGAACAGGTATTCCGGCGACCAGCGCGCAAAGTTGGAGGCGGCGGCGCGGAAAAAGCTGGCGAAGGAGGGCGCGCCCAAGACCGAGATGGTCTGGCACCCGCCGCTGGAGCAGCAGTGCGAGGCGCTGATCGGGGCGATGGCCGACATCGTCGAGCTGGCCGACCAAATCAAGGACCCGGAGGTCTTCAGGCGCCACGCCCGGAAGATCGCCGATCGCAGCCGCTTCCTCTCGATGCAGTGCCGGCTGACCATCTCCGACGCGGCCGCGCGCAAGCTGGTGCGCGACCCCAAGGCCGCGAGGTCCTAGGCGGGCCGGAACACGACCAGGGCCGACGGGAAGGGGGCCGGGCGGGGCGCGCCGCCGAAGGTGAGGCGCCCGCGGATGAAGCGGGTCTCGCCCTTCATGGCGTAGTCGTGCCACCAGGCCGTGTCGGTGCGGGCGGGCACGAGGCAGACGACGAGGCTGCTCTCGTACGCCTTCTGCATCCACCTGCCGATCTCGCGCCCGTAGGGCGGGTTCATCCAGACGCGCCCGCGCCAGGGCCGCGACAAGCCGTCCTGGGCCCGCGTGTAGTAGCGCCGGGCCTTGGCGTTCCCCGGGGTGGCGCAGGCGTCGAGGTCGAACGGGCCGAACTCGGCCTCGACCTCCTTGAAGAGGGTGTCGGGCGTCGCCCACTCGTCGGTGACGCTGGAGAACGCCTGGCGGCTTCGGAAGAACGGGGTGGCGGCCTCGCAGGCGAGCAGCCGGCCCACCAGGGCCAGGGCCTCGGCCCTCACGGAGGGGGCCGGCGGGCCGACCCTGAACACCTGCCCCGGCTTGGCGCGGCGGAGGGCGCCGGCCTGGGCGAGCGCCCTGGCGCGGTCGCGCCTGCCGGGCGGGACGCGCCTGACCTCGGACCACCCGGCCTCCGGGGCGCCGCGGCCCTTGGCGTAGATCCTGTAGGGCTCGGCCATCAGCGTGGCCCGATGAGCCGGTTGACCAGCTCGACCGCCGCGGGGTCCCCCCGTCCGCGCCGGGGCGGCGGCTGGACGGTTCGGACGACCTCGCCGTGGGGGTAGAGGATGTGCAGGGCGGCCTCCGGGCAGTAGCCGTAGCTCTTGCCGTCGGGGTCGCGCTCGGCGAACTCGTCCGCGTGATGCCTCTCGTCGACCACGGCGATCGGCAGGCCCGAGTCGCGGGCCGCCTGCTCGGCGCCTTCCACAGCGTCCTTCAGCGTTGCCATGCCCTAACTATCGAGCTCGGCGGCGAGGTGGGCGACGACCTTCCGGTACTCCGGCCGGAGCACGGGGTGCATGCCGACGAACCAGTCGGCGCCGAACTCGGCGAGCTGCTGCGTCGTGCGCCTCGGGTCGTCCGGGTCAGACTGGGCCATGCACATCAGGCCGTAGGCGGCGTGCAGGTCGCTCGCCTCCTCGTCGGTCAGCAGCTCAAGCTCAAGGCGGTCTTCTCCCATCCTTCTAACTACACCACTAATCGCAGCGCAACACAGACAAAAACATCATAAGCGAATGTTGTTTACTTTTCCCGGCAAAGCGGGTGGAAAAGCAGTTCTCTCCTTGGAACAACCGAACAAAGAAACCCACATGCACTCGAAACGAGCCCCATACTCAAAGCTGGAAACCCTGACCCCGAAACTCGCAGACCACCTCCTAGAAACCCTCACCCACGGCCCGCTCAACATCGACCAGGTATCCTTCCTGGCGACCGAACTGAGGGAGAATCGGTGGAGGAAGTTCCCGGGGGCCATAATGATCGCCGACGCCGAGCGCGTGCTGGTCGACGGCGCTCACCGGTGCGGGGCTTGCTCCCTCACCGGAATCTCGTTCCCGGTGTACATCTGGCACAACGTGCCGGCGGACACCAACCCCGACCTCGGCATAAGGGGCCACTCCCTGGCCGAGGCGATGAAGCTCAACAAGAACATCGTGTCTGCCGCCCGCCAGCTCGCCGCCGCGTGCTGCAAGCACCACCCCGTCAAGATGAGCATGGGATCGACCCTGATAGTGCTGGACGAGTTCCAGGGCGACATCGAGCGCGTGACCAAGGCCATGGCGGGCTTCAGGGCGGGGAAGCACGCGTGGGTCGTCGGCGCGCTCGCGCTGGCCTGCGGGGCGGACCCGGGGACGATCCCGTTCATCGAGGCCTTCGGCTCGGGCGAAGGCCTCCACCGGGGCGACCCCGCCAAGGCGGCGCGGCAGTGGCTCACCAACAACGAGCCGAGCGGCCACGACCACAACCACGGGGCGGCCGTCGAGACACTGCTCATCGCCGCCTACCACGCCGCGATGGGCGAGCAGATCACCGTGCTGCGGCGCAGCGACCAGGGGCTCAACTACTTCCTCGGCAGGAAAGCCGGGTTCGTCAAGGCCCTCCGCTCGGCGCTCACGCTCCTGCTGCCCCGCCCGCGCACCCAGCCCGTAGTTAGGGCGTGACCGACTACAGGAAGCTTGTGCGCAGGTTCCCGGGGGACGACGACGCCTCGTTCGAGGCGAGGGCGGCGCGCGCCGGGGACCTGGGGATCGAGGACATGGAGGACGGCGACCTCACGCCCGCGGGCCTCAAGGCCAAGGCCGAGGCGGTCCGCGAGATCGGGGGCGACTTCTGGGACGAGTACCGGGGGATGCACCCGGGGCTGCGCGAGCGGGCACGCCACGAGTCCCGCGCCAAGCGGGAGCTGGAGGGGCTCCTCGGCGAGTCGGCCCTGGTGTGGACCGAGATGCTCACCAAGGCGTGGGCCGAGGGCAAGCGGTTCCTCATGCTGCCGCAGCGCGGCGCGGCCGAGCTCCTGGCCACGAGGGAGGAGGCCCTGCGCCTCGGCAAGAACTTCGAAAGCGTCGCCATCCCCTACGCCGTCTTCTCCGTGCGCGAGCTGGTCGGGGCGACCCACCAGGCGGCCTACAACCAGCCCATGACGGCGCGCGGCTCCCCGCAATGAACCCCCCTGACAGCAGAGCGCGCCGGGCGGTGGACCGCCTCGTGGAGGCGGAGGCCGTCACGGCGATGGACAAGGCGACCGCCAAGCGCATCCACCACGAGGCGGACGACCTGATGAGGACGCTGGCCGAGGACCTAGGGATGCAGCACGCCGGCAAGGGCGGCAGCTACAGCTAGGACACCTTCACCTATCGCTGCGAGTTCAAGCTCAAGACGGTCGGGGGCGTCCCCGCCGAGGAGGCGAGGTTCAAGCGCGAGTGCTACCTCTTCGACTTGGAGCCGTCCGACTACGGGGCGGTGATCACCATCAACCGCGAGCAGTGGAGGCTGACGGGGCTGCAGCCGAACCGGTCGAAGTTCCCGCTGGTGTTCACCCGCGTCAGCGACGGCAAGCAGCTGCTCTTCACCGACGACCAGGTCGACAGAGTGAAGGCGGCCCGCAAGGGCGGGGCGCCGCCACCACCAGCAGCACCGATGAAGCCCTTTGCGCCGCGGGCGCCGGAGACATAGTCAGACCGTCGGGTCCTCGAAGTCCTCGAACGGGTTCCCCTCGCACATGACGGCGAGCGGGACGGGGGTTATGGTGCCGTCGCGGTTGCGCTGCATCGCGGCGACGAGCGCCACGGGCTTCTTGTCCGCCTTTCGGACGGCGGAGATCAGCCCGAGGTCCCCCTCCTTGGCGGCCCGGAGGAGCATGCTGAAGTTCTTGCGGTAGCCGACGTAAGAGGGGGCGGGGTGGGCCCCTCCCCGGCCGGGGCGTCGCCCCGCTGCGCCCCCTCGTCAGCTTCCAGCAGCTTGTCGACAATCTTTCTGGCCCGCTCGGCGTCTCGGTTCATGCCCTAACTACAGCCCCTACGTTGTAAGCAAAAAGAGTTATGACCAGAAAGGGGTGCGGAGACAGCTCACCGCGGCTCGGCGAGGTGTCGTTGTCGGCAGACACCTCGCCCTTAGTTGCGCGCGTGCGCCCGCGCGAGGGCGGGCGCCGCAGGTGGGCGGGGTGGCGCATAAGCCGGCTGAGGGGCCGGCTGGAACGGTTGCCGCCGGTCTTCCCATGACGCGGCCCGTGCTCGCCCAACTCCAAATGAGGCGGCGGCCATCCGGCCCGCATGGTGCGTTCGAACCGGTTTCATCTGCCCCATCCGATATGGCTCAATCCTGACGGCTAGCGGCTAAGACAAGGAGCACGCCGGGGTGTCAGGCTCGATGAACACGTATGGCTTAGAGTTGCGGCACGCGCGCAAGCGCAACGAACAACGGCCCGTGCGGAGGCGACGGCACCCCGGCGGCAACCGGTAAGAACTGCAAACCGCGGCCAAGTCACCTGCCGGACGGCGACCACGGCTGGAGCCCCGGGTAGGGGCGCCCGATGGTCTTAACCACCGCGCCGGGCCAGCGCTCGTGCAACAGATGCGCGATGACCGAGTCCAGATGCTCGGCCTCGACGCCGGCGGGAACCATGATGTTCTGGCGGTTCACCCCGACCTCCGCGCCGACGTCCACGGTGAACTCGACGCCATAGGTCTTCGGGCCCTGGTCGAAATCGGCCTCCTCCAAGCCCCCCTCCACCTCTTCCTCCTCCGGGTGCTCGGCCTCCCAGCCCTCCAAGAAGTCGCCCCAGCTCGTCCACAGGAACTCCTCGGTCTCGCTGTCCAACAGGAGCGTGTTCTCGTAGGTGTCGCCCATGTTGACGTACGTGGCGATGATGTCCCCGTAGTAGCCGTCCACCCAGGCGTCCTCCTTGTGGATCGCCTCGACGCCGTAGCCCTCCAGGACCTCGTTGGCGGCCTCAAGGATCTTCTCCTCGTCCGAAGGCTCGTTGTAGCACTGGCCGACCCAGTCCTGCACAGACTTGAAGGACATCGGATCGAGCTCGCCTCTCACCAGCTGTCGGATCTGCTCAGGTGCACCAGCCAGGCCTAGGTCACCCCGCGGAACAGGGGCACCGCCGCCCGGACCAGCGAGACGGTCTCTCGCGGCCATGCTCACCTCGACCAACGAATCCAGTATGCTGCGGGCGTTGCTCATGGCCTAACTACTTGTCCAAGTCGGCTGCCTCATATCCGGCGCCGATGGAGTCCGGCCCCAAACAAGGCCAGAAGAAGCTGAACCCGCGCGTCTTCTCCAGCTCGGCGACGAGGGCCAGCGACCCGCGGCGCATCGCCGAGGTCTGCCGGTCAATGAAGAGGGTCACGTGCGCCTCGTTCTCCCCGGCAGGCTTCCTGCGGATGAAGCGCCCGATCATCTGCCGGGCGACGTCCGGCCCGGCCACGTAGTCGGCGATGACCCCGGCCTTGAGCTCCGGCAGCGACACGCCCTCCTTGACGAGCGGCGAGACGAGGACGGCCCCCGGCGTGCCGACCAGCCAGGCAAAGGCCTCGTCGCGGGTCTTCGAAGTGTCCTCGCCGGTGAGGGTGCGCACCTCGGCCAGCCCGGCCTCGGCCAACAGGGTCTCGATGATGAGGACGTGCAAGGTACGGGTAGCGATGACCAGGGTCGGCCAACCCTTGGAGACATAATGCCTGACCCACTCGACGACCAGCCGGTTGCGATCCCTGAAGCGGACGACGCCCTCATCATGCTGCCGATGGAGGAGGCACCAGCGGCTCTCCACCTCGAACTCGCCGCCCTCGTCCAGCTCGATGAGGTGCTTGTTGATGACCACGGTGGGCTCCTTCCTGGCGTTGCGCACGATCACGCCGCGCTCGTCGCGCTCGTAGACCGGCCCGACGTAGGTGCCCCGCTTCCAACCCTCGCCCATCAGGCACCAGGCCTTGGTGCCCTTCTTCGCCCGGTTGGGCAAATCCTGGAAGCGGTTGTTCCACTCCGGGCAGTCGACGAGGTAGAGGATGGGCTTGGCGACGCGCCCGACCTCGATGAGCGGCGCGAGAGTCGTGCGATGGCGGGCGGGCCCGAAGGCACCCTCGACGGCCAGCCCGCGCATCTTGTCCTGCGGGCGGCTGCTGTCCTTGACCGAGGCAGAGGCCCCGAAGCGGAAGAAGGTGGGGATGTCGCCGACGACCTTCCGGGTCGCCGGGGCGCCGACGTGGTGCACCTCGTCGAACAGGAGGCCGGAGAAGGTCTTGTACCAGCCGGAGACTAAGAACCGGTCATGGTTACGGTTGAGCGAGGCCATCGTGGCCACGACCATGTCCCGCCCCGTCTCCGACTTCACCCCGCCGCCGAACTGCGACACCCTCAGGGAGGGTGCTAGCTTCCTAGCCTCCTTGACAACCTGGCGGACGAGCCGCTCGGAGGGCGTGACGTAGAGGAACCGGGCGTCGGGGAAGCGCCGGCGGATGAGGAGGGCGACGGAGAAGAGGACGGCGGTCTTGCCGCCGGAGGTGGTGATCTCGACGGTGCCGAAGGCGTTGCGGCAAAGCTCGGCCACGCAAGTCCGCTGGTCGAGGTCGAGGGTCAGGCCCTTGAGCAAGTCGGGCGGCACGTCGTCGACGGTGATCCCGGCGAGCGGCTTGCGCCGCTCTTTCCATTCGACCTCGATGTCCTCCTGCGCGGCGGCCGCCAGCAGCCGCTCCTGGTGGCCCCGCTGCACCCACGCCTGGTCGCGGGCGACGCGGTGCACCAGCGTTAGCGTGCCATCCCAGCCACTCTTACCGTCGGTGCGCTTCCACAGCTGGTACTTCGGCGATCGCCAGTACTCCGGCGGGTGGAACCGAAGGCGCTCCACGAGGGCGTCCAGCTCGCCCCTCTCGCCCTTGAGCCAGACCCGCACGTTGGATTCTTCGAGCGTAACCATATCAGTCGGAGGCCGGGATGTTCTCCCAGCAGCTCTCGCCGCGCCTCCGCTGCCAGACCGCCCCTGGCTTCCTTGTCGCGAGGGCAACCTGCTTCGCATCCGTGGCCACGCCGCCGTGGGTGTCCATGTCGTACTGCGAGACACCCATCAGCCGGAACGCCGCGGTCTTCGTCCGGGCCGCGACGATCCTCAACCCCTCGGGGCACCGCACATAGTAGACTTGGATGGCATCCCTGCTGACGTTCATCTCACCCCCATATAGTCTATGACATTTTGGCCGTAAACAAAAAAGTGGCTCAGCCGAGGATTTCCTTGACGGCCGCGACGATCTGCGCGGGGTCGCGCGGCAGCACGCCGCACCACCCGGAGGTCCTAGTCGGGCAGTAGGAAGGGAACTGCGGCCGGTAGACGAGGCACGGGGCGTGCGGGCACACCTTGGGGTCGCGGAGCGGTCGGTGACCCTTGTAATAGGCCACCCTGTAAGCCGGGTCCGTCGAGCCCCATAGGCCGACGCACGGGCGCCCCCAGACGCCCATGGCGTGGCAGAGCAGGCTATCGGGACCGACGCCAACCTCGGCCAGCTCGGCCATCGCGAACAAGTGGCGAAGCGAGGGGAAGCAGATGATCTCGACATTGGAGGCGCCGTCGGGCTTCTTCCAGAAGCCTTGCGGCACGAATGAGTCGACGATGCTGAACCAGTGGATGCCGGGGAAGGCCTTCGCCAGGGCGGTCAAAGTGGCCACGGACAGATCGGCCGGCAGCGTGCGCGTCGGCGAGGTGGCGGAAGGCTGGTAGAAGGCCACCTTGCGGCCCGCCCGGAACCTTCTGGCCATCGCCCGCTCGCCGTCGGACAGCGCAGGCGCCACGCACTTCGCCTCGCTCGGCACCAGGTCGGGGTCGATCCCCATCCGGTGAAGCACGGCGTCGATCGGGTGAAGCTGGCCAGGGTGCTCGTCGACGTTCGTTATTTGCTCGAAGAGGCAGAGCTCGTCGAAGCCGCGAAAATAGTCCAACGGCTTGGGGAGGCTGCTGACACCCTTCACCCAGGGGAAGTGCCACCAGCACGTCTCATTGCCCTTGAAGTCGGCCAGGACGTGGACGGCGTAGCCCGCGCTCTCCGCGAGCCACCGGACGACCGGCCACATCATCAGCTGGTCCCCGTAGCCCCCGGCGCCCGTGTGGAACAGGACGCTCTTGCCCCCACCACCGTGCGGGTCGACGCGGAACTGCCTCAAGCGGGGCTCGAAGAAGCTGCTGCGCTTAAACTCGGCGGCGACCTTGGGCTCGGCGACGAGCCTCTCCCAGTGGTGGGCGGAGATGACGTAGTCCCGGCCTGCCTCGAAGCGGAACGGCTGCTCGCCCTCGGACTTGCGGAAGTTGACGTTGAAGTCGCGGATGAACGTGACGAGCTGCATTGTTGCCTTTGAAGAACTTGCCTGCCGCGGGGCGTGAGTTCGACCCGGGCCACCCCGCGCGTTACGAGCACCCCCCAGTCGTCGACGACGGCCTCGGGCACGGAGCGCCCCTCGGCGTCAACCCCGGATGGCGCCCACATCCGAACCAAGCCCCTGCGACGGAGAGCCAACCGAAGCTGCCGACGGCTCAGCGACCGGCCACCATCGACCACCCGCAGCAGCTCGCCCATTTCGTCCATGTCCACTAGAACTGGCTCACGAAAGCTTCTCGCACATCAGGACCGAACCGGTCGAGACCCAGTTGCCAGTCTGCGACCCGGACGTGGACACGGCGGCTATGGACAGCGTGTAAGTGCCGGCCGGCGACACGACGACGTTGGACACGGCGATAGCGCCCATCCCGACGTTGCGCCCGAAGCCCGAGCCGCCCGTCCGAAGGGCGGTGAAGGAGGTGGTGACTATGCCAATGCCGGTGATGGCCCCGACCTGGCTCACCTGGATGTTCGAGTTGCCGCCGGAGTCGTTGTCGTAGCCCATCGTCTGGAGGCTCAGCTGCCACGTCCCCGCCGCCAGGTAGGCCGTCCGGGTGGTGGCCCCGCCCGAACTGACCAGCGTGTAGTGCGTCGGGTACACCACCGAGGCCGGCGGGGCGACGACCTGCCAGCCGGAGCCGTCGTTGTACACGTACTCCCCCTGGAGCGTGGTGTCGTAGAAGAGGAAGCCGTTCGCAGGGTTGGAGGGCCGCTGGTTAGTCGTGCCGAAACCGACCATGGCGGCCGCAGGCGCCACCGGGATCGAGACGGGCTGCCAACTCGTGTCGTTCCAGACGTACTCCTGGCCGATGGTGGTGTCGTAGTAGAGGAAGCCGTCCGGCGGGTTGCCGGGGCGCTGCGCGCTGGTGCCGTAGCCGACCATCACCAAGGCCGTGGCGGCGGCCGGGGGCTGGGTCTGGAGGCTGGCGCTCTGCGGTGTCGCTGTCGATGCCATGGCTCAGGAGATTGCGTTGGCCGGCTTGTCGCCGGTGATGACGATTTCGACCTGGTTGGTGCCCCAGGAGGTGACGTTCCAGGCGGTGCCACCCATGGGCACGACGGAGACCAGCGGGACAGTCGTAAGGCCGAACAGCGGGTTGCCGTGGGTGCTGGCCTCGATGACCGTGTCCGCGACCGTCCAGTTGGCCCGGGCGCTGTTGGCCAGCGTGGGCAGGTTGATCTGGAGGTCGCCGTAGAACACCAGCCCGGCGCGGCCCCGCAGCCAATTCATCGAGCTGTAGGGCTGGGCGGGCGGGCCGCCGAAGATGACGGACTCGACGAACGGGAAGTTCCAGATGGTGCCGACGACGATGATGTCGTAGCCCGGCTGGGCCGTCGTGGGGTCGGCGACGAAGCTGGCCTGGGGCGCGACGGCGACGGGCACCGAGGACTGGACGTAGCACGGGCCGGTGAACGGCCCGAAGAGCGGCAGCCACGGGGCGGACGGCGGGGCGTTGTACGTGGCGCCGACGTCGTTGTAGTACACCATCGTCTGGGTGGTGCCGGTGCCATTAAGGACCACCGCGCCGTACGGGTACTGCGTGCCCGCGGCGAAGTACCCCATGTATATGAAGCCCTGAGTGCCCGTGGCGCCCACCTCGCCCTGCACGCCCTGCGCGGCGGCGGCGAGCACGTCCCAGTTGGTCGACGGCGCATTGGCGGGCAGGGGCGGGACGACGCCCGTGCACGGCAGGATGTTGATGTAGCTGACCAAGCCGATCGTGCCGTCCCAGTCGTGGCTGACGCCGTCGTTGACGGCGTAGATGGAGGTGTTGCTGTACGCGCCGCGCCAGTTGAGGCCGGCGAGGCCGGGGGCGCCCGGAGGGCCGACGACGCCCACCCCCTGCGGCCCCTGCGGGCCGGGGGCACCCTGCGAGCCCTGCACGCCCGGGCCGATGACACTGCCCGTCTGGGCGGTGGTCGGGCGGACAGTCATCATGATCGAGGCGACGACCTCGGTCGGCGTGACGCCGGTGTTAGTGAGCTGGACGACGAACTCGCCCGTGCCGTAGAAACTGGTGCCCGCGCCGGATTCCTTGTAGGTGGAGACGGCGGTAACCGAGCCGGTCGTCTGGCCGAACGTGTTCGCGTTGTAAAGGACCTCCAGGAGCACCTGCTGGGTGACGGGGGTGGAGGAGACGGTCGAGTCAATCAGCCGGGCCTCGAAGCCGGGTGGGATGCGGTAGTTGGTGGCGACCACCGACTCGCCGGGGCCCAGCGCCGTCCAGATGGCCGGCAGGTTCATCAGCTGCTCCTTGTTGTTCACGACCGCGATCAGCTCGTTGAGCTTCGCGGAGAGCAGGGCGTCGCGGTACGCCAGCATGCGGGTGACGTTGCTGATGGCCGGCGCGTCCAGCGGGCTGCTGGGGCCGAGGTGCTGCACGTCGCCGCCGTTGTAGTTGATCGGCGAGCCGTCCGGGAGGGAGAGCGGGCTGACCAAGCCCAAGGTGCCTGTGCTGACAATCTGAGTCGCCACGCCCTAACTATTCCCGGCGCGGCGCGGCGCCTTCAGGGGGCGAGGCCGTGGAGGCGCCCGAAGGCCTTGAAGACTTTGAAGGTATAGCTGATCCTGATCCCCAGGAGGTAGTTCCGCTTCACCTTCCGCACGCCGCTCGCGTCGCGCATGAAGCCCATCGTGACCGTGCGGGCCCCCCGCTTGACCGGCTTCAGGACGCCCACGTGGCCGACGCAGATCTGGGAGCGGCTGGCGACGCCATCCTCGAAGAACCCGACCACGGCCCGATAGGCCGTCTGGGCCTGGGAGTAGGTGAGGCCGGCGTCGACGAACCGGCGGATGAAGTCGACGCGCTTGAGCTTGGGCATACCGTTAAGAACCGGAAAACGAAAGCGGGGCGAGGAGCGTGTACGTCTGCGGCCCCAGGTTGGAGGTGAAGGTGATGAGGATGTTCACCTGGGTGCCCTGCTGCGTCGCCTTGACGTCGGTGAGCGTCACGCGGGGTTCGTTCGCACTCACGGCCGAGGTGACGAGCTCCCGTACGGCGTTGAGCAGCGAGGGGTCGTTCGGGTCGAACACCAGCCTCCGCACACCGCACCCGAAGTTCGGGCGCATGAGCCGCTCCCCGGGGTTCGTGAACAGGATCGAGACCAGCGACGCCTCAAGGCAGAGGCCGTCGGTACCCACGTTGAACTGCCAATCCTGGGCGTCTGGGAAGCCGTTGATCCGAGGGAAAATCGGCCCGAAGTACACGGGAGCCGCGGTCGGGACGACAGCCTGGTTGGCTAGGACGACGGTGAGCGGCGACATCCACACGGCCTGGGTCTGGTTCGGGACCTCGGCGTTGACGGCCGTGATGCGGATCAGGTAGGTGCCGGGCGGGTAGGCGTGCTCGACGGCGACCGGGCCAAGCGGCTTCGTCTGGAGCGGGTACGCCTGAGTCTGCCCGTCGCCCCAGGCGACGGTGGCCGCCACTTGGGACAGGTAGGGGTCGGTCTCGTCGACGGTGAAACTGAGCGTCACGACGGCCTTGGAGACCGTCTCGATCTGCGTGGCGGAAACGGTGGCGATGATGGTGACCATGGCTCAGCCTCGCGACACCGGCGACCAGGCCCTCCACGCCTCGCCCTGGGCCTTCTGGACGTCGTTCGCGAAGTGGTCGAGCTGCCCGAACGACGAGACGATGAGGTCGCCCGGCTTGATCGCCCCGTCCAGCCGGTCGGGCCGGGTCTGCTCACTCTCGAAGATCTTGCGCCCGTGGTGGGCCAGCGTCCTGTGGTTGCTGCGGGTGTCGTAGACGACTTGGCGCAGGTCCTCGACCACCGTGCGGAGGTAGCGGTTGCCCTGCACCTTCTTCTCGATCTCCTCAAGGAGCTGGCGGGTGGTGTCGCCGCGGGCCGTGCGCTGCTTGCTCTCCGTGGGGCCCTTGGCCTCCGGGGGCAGCGCCGTCATGAAGGCGTCGACCACCTCGGAGGGCAGGTGCATGTACTTCTTGAAGATGACCTCCAGCCAGACCTCCTGCGGGAGGCTGTACTTGTCGACGACGTCGCCAAGCTTCTGGAGGATGTCGACCTGCTTTTCCAGCATCTCCAGCTTCATCTGGTCCTCCAGGGACCCGATGTCGCTCATCCTGGTGCGGATGTCGAGGTTGGTGATGTTCTTGCCCTTCAGGAGGCAGTGGAAGTAGGCCAGCCAGGTGTAGCCGTTGATGATGGGGCGCCGCAGGGCCTTGACCTTGCGGTAGAACCGAGCGTCCTGAGCGAGCAGCGCCTTGCCGGACGCGGGCTGGTTGCCACCCTCGCCGCCGCCCGTGCTGGCCATGCCGAGCCAGGACTTGGGCATGCCGATGATCGAGAAGAAGAGGTTCACGAGCATCTCGATGTCGTACACGTCGGGCACGGTGGTGGTGCCGGCCAGCTTCTCGATGGCATGGTTGAAGCCCTTCGGCTTCGCCAGCCAGAAGATGGTGTCGAGCGAGAGGGCGTTGTAGTAGGACTTGAAGTCGTTCGGGGTGGTGTAGTCGATGTTCTGCCCCTGCTGGTTGGTGGTTCCGCCCCAGCCGAAGGCCAGCTTGGCCCGCATGGACTGCTTCCACCGCTGGATGGTGCGCATTTGCTCGACGGGCGGCTGCTCCTGGGTGTCGATGTTGACGACATAGCGGTCGGGCTGGACCTGGGCGCGATGGACGACCATCTGGTCGATGGCCAGGCGGAGCTTCTTGTAGATGCCCTGGGCCTCATCGAAGATCGGCTCGCCGTGCTCGTTGAGCCGGAGCCGGTACATGCGGCGGAAGTGGAGGAAGTCCCACGGGTAGTGGAGCTCCTCGGTGGACTGGCCGTCGGCGATCTCCGTGTGGGGGACGATCTTGTTGGCCTGCATCCAGAGGCTCTCCTTGTCGGGCTTCACCAAGTTGGACATGTTCTGGTTCCACCGGAAGCCGACGCACTGCCGGTTCTTGGCGAGCCAGTAGCGGCGCACGTCCATCGGATGGGCGAAGGCCATGCCCAGGACACCCTCCTTCTGGGCGTAATAGAGCTTCTCGAAGTGGTTGCCGAAGGCGGCGGTGTGCCAGAACTGCGACGGGAGGACGCCCTCCACGTCCAGCTTCTCCACGATGTTCTCGTTGAGGTCGTCCTCGACCTCGTGATCGTTGCTCTCGTACCAGAGCGTGCCAGGAGCCATGGAGTCGGGCTGGGTAGCCTCGTCAACCACCTCGACCAGGGCGGCCGCCAGCAGGTCCCAGGTCGACATGTCCTGCCAAAGGCGGAGCATCTCGTCGTACGAGGTGGGCATCCGCATGCTGGCGTTGTAGTAGCTCCAGACGTCCGGGTTGGCGATCTTGCTGTCGTCGAGGAAAGTCTGGTAGTCCCGCTCCCGGGTGGGCAGGTTGTCCATCCGCGGCGCCAGGGTGCTGGTGGCGACGCCCCCGCCCGTGATGCCCAAAAGGCTCAGCACGTCGCCAGCGATAGAGTGTTCGGCCATATCGTAAGTATTCCTCGGAGGCGCGTTTTTGATCGACGCCCGTGTTTACAAGAACAGTTCTTAGGGGCTATATGCCAAAGTTCGTTAATGAAGGCGAAGGGCTGGAGACCGTCGTCATCTTCAGGCTGACCGCGGCGGACTTCGCCGCCCTAGACAAGCAGGTGCGCGACCTGCGCATCATCAAGGTCCACTCCGCCAACCAACTCGCCCGGAAAATCGTGATCGACTACCTCAGGGAACGGCTCATGTACCTTAGCGAAGCCGACAGGCACATCTGCGGGCCCTAGTCCAGCCGTTCGACCCGACCCTCGGCGGGCTCCACCCTGAAACGAACCTCGATGGCGAACGGCGAAGCGTCCTCACAGTCCTCGGCCATGGCCGGGGCGGCGCAGCAAACCCACTTGGGGCCCATCGACTCCACGACGACCCCCGCGGGGTCACAGACTTCGGGCTGGGCGGCCAGGAAAGCCCTCACCGCCCCGGAAAGGCTGCCCTCGCGCACCTGCCTCGTCATCCAGGCCAGGACGCCGTCAGACGACTCGGCCAGCGGCGCCGGGTGCAGGCCGGTCAGCTCCCTGATCGTCCTCGTGCCCTTCAGCAGCATGCTCGCCCTCCTCCTGCGGCGCCACTTCGAGCTCGGACAGGTCCTCGTCGGTCGGGTGGAACCTAAACCCGGTGCAGGGCGCATCGTGCCGGTAAAACTTGAAGATCTCGACCTTCGCGCAGCCGGAGAGCTTGACCACGCCCTCGATCAGCTCCTTCGGCAGGCGCCAAAAGCTGAACTCGATCGCGTCGTCGACCACGCCGGAGTTGATCATGAAGGTCACCAGGCCGGGTGCCGCGCTAAAGAAGCGGAGCACAAGCAGATCCGCGAAGACCTTCAGCTTGGCCTCGCGGTCGAGGCTGCCCTTCTCGGCCGACGGCTCGTCAGCCCTGTCGTTCTTCACGGGCAAGCCTTGCGCAAGGGCGGTGGTGGCCCCCTCAGAACCGATGTCAGCTGCGTTGAAGTCCGGCACGCCTTAACTACAGGAGGCAGAGAGCGCGGCAGATGAAGTGCCGCAGCCAAGTGTCGCGGACGGACAACGTCGGCCTCACGGGCAGCCAGAACGGCTGCTCGACGATCACACGGGCCAGCAGCCTGCCGTTGACCTCAAGCCGATATACTTCGACATCGCGCATCACCATAAGAACCAGGGGCAGGGTCGCCGCCCGGCCCACGGGGAGCCTTATGACCCCGAAACAATTACCGGCTATGATCATGGTGGAAAAACCCATAGAGGCGCCCCCAGGGACGAAGTAAACAAAAACCGAACAGTTCTCAGGGCGGATGAAGATCCTAGTCTATACCGACGTGCAGGCGACGGAGGGCGCCGAGCGGTGCCGGGCCAGGCCGGAGGTCACGCTCCAACGGTATCGCACGGCCCGCTTCTTCATCGAGCTGGAGCGCCTGGCCCGGGAGCGCCGGGTGGACGCCGTCTGGGACCTCGGCGACACGCTGGACAACCGCAGCGAAATCCCCGTGCCGACCATCCAGGTGGTGGAGGCCGGGCTGGCGTGGCTCATGCGGGGGCGGGGCGGCCCCCTGTGCTACAAGCTGATCGGCAACCATGAGCAGCACCAGAAGGCCGCCGGCGTCCACACGGGTGCCCTCTTCAACCCCTTCTTCCGCGTCGTGCCCGAACGCGAGGTCTTCGACTGGTCGCGGGTTGAGGAGGACGGCCCCTGGATCATCGCGGCGGCCTTCCCCTACGACTTCGAGGACGCCGCGGCCTGGATCAGGGCGGAGGTGGTCCGGGGCCGCGAGGCCAACCGGAACGTCATCGTCATAGGGCACCTGCCCCTGAAGGGCGCCAGGCTGCCAGGAGGGCCGCTAGCGACGGGCCTGGAGGCGGACTGCCTTGAAGGCGCGGACTTTGCCCTGCTCGGCCACGTCCACCGGCACCAGGAGGTGCGACGCAGCTACTGGTACGTGGGCTCGCCATTCCAGCAGGACTTCGGGGAGGCGGGCGAGCCGAAGGGCGTCGCCCTATTCGACACCCGGACGCTGGAGGTGGAGTTCGTCGACCTCGGCGGGTTCCCACAGTATAGGGTGGCCGAAGCGGCGGGGCTGCCGGACGAGCTGGCCCTCGGCGAGGACCGGTGGAAGATCCTCGTGCGCGACCGGGCGCAGGCCCAGGCGATCTACGCCAGGCCGTGGGCGCCGGAGGTCGAGCTGACCTACCTGTACGAGGAGGCCGCAGCCCGCGACCCGGAGGCGAACGTGCTCGTGGGCGAGCCGGAGAGCCTCGTCAAGGAATACCTGGCTACCCACCCGGCGGCGGGTCTCGACGGGGCGCGACTACTGGAGATGGGGATGGGGTTCCTGCGCGGGCAATAAAAAAGCCCTGTGATTCTCGGCCCACAGGGAAAGCCGTGCAAGAGGCGCCGTAAGGCTAGCGCGATCTGCTGACCTGCGCCAAGAAGACCACAGAGCGTCTCCCTGTCAACTCTGTTCACGATATGATTTGCACCCAATCATATCGAACAATCGAAGCCCGGAGGCGGTGATTAATCTGCTAAGGCGTGCCGTTCACGGTGCGCGTCCACATCACCATCAACCCAGCCAATCCCCATGCTCAACCAACTCAGTGGCGTCCCCTTCGGGACAGACGCCACCACCCTGGCAGGCTATGCGATTGCCGTTAACGACCGCCTCGGTAACGTCAACTTCATCGTCGAGAACACCGGAGCGAACAATCTTTGGATCGAGTTCCGCGAGTTCGTCGGCGTCGCCAACACTCCAGTGGCCGCCTCCGGCTACTCGACCATTGGCGCTGCGTTCACCGTCGTCCCCGGCGGCCAGATCACGCAGTCGCTGTCGATCCTCAGCCAGCAGGTTGGGTTCTTCGGCTCAGGCAGCACCACAGCCAACATCTCCTGCGTCTTCCGCAACCCGGCCGACCGGCGCGGCGCGCAGATCGATCTGGCCATCGTGGGCCGCGTGGGCTGGAGCGTCGACCCGGCTTACCCCGTCAAGGCCTTCCGGCCGAACTGGGGCTCGCCGCCCGACAGCCCAACCACCCCGCCGACCAATCAGTGATCGCGGGCGCCAGCAGACTTCAAAGGGCCGCCACGGGGCGGCCCTTTTTCTTGCTCAGGGTCGGCGCCGTTGGACCTCAGGCAGACGAGCGCGACCTGGTAGAGGTGCCGGGCGTGCTCGACCGTATGGGGGAGGATCACCCGCTCCCCCGACTCAAGGCCGTCCAGCTGGCGCTTCAGCTCCTTACGCTCCTCCTCGCACAGGCGAAGTTGCGCCAAGGCCGCGTCAACAAGGTGCGAAGGCACATGGTGACTCTGCACGAGGTACTCCCGCGCCTCGACCAACACCGCCTGGGTGTAGCTGGGGTCGTACATCAGTCGACCTTGGCGTGGATGAACCCCTGGTCAATGTAGACCATAAGGTTCGCGCCGAGCTTGAAGGGGTTCGCCCGGCCGGGGTCGAGCTTCACCTCGTCGCCCGCCTTCACGTCGATCTCCGCCGCCGGACCCGCCTGGGACACGTAGTAGCGGGGGCGGCCGGGGGCCTCGAATACGCTCTGGTCGGGCAGGTAGATCCTCCCCACCTTCTCCGGCATCTCGATCCGGCACAGCACCCACGCGCCGGTGACGTGGAAGGTGTCGGCGTGCACTCGCTCGGAGTCCAGCGTGGCGATGACGTCGCCCTGCGGGATGACGAGAACCTTCACGCCCTCCACCTGGCAGCCGCAGTGGGCGATCATCATCCCGTTAAACTGCATGAAGACGACGTCGCCAGGCTTCAGCCACATGTGGCGGACCTTCGCTTCGCCACGGACGCGCCCGTCGCCGACGGCGACGACCAGCCCGATGCAGTACTGCCTCTGCCTGTTCTCCGGCAGGACGATCCCGGTGTCGTTCTCCTCCTCAAGGTCCATGACCGCCACCCGGTCGCCGAACACCGTGAGTTTGCCGTTGATCTTCTTGAAGTCCTTCCGTTCCGATTCAGTCATGCCGGTAAGAACTCATTCGAATCCCTTGTCGTAGTAGAGGTTCGCCGCCCGCTGGGCCTCGTCCCGCTTGCGATAGGGGGCGTCCCGCATCCCCGCCGGCCCCGCCGCCCAGGCCAGGGCCAGCCGGTACGGCGTCGGGTCGGGAACGACCTTCTCCAGCCACCGCAGGTATTCGAGCGGGTCCAGCGCCCTCTTCCGGGCGGCGGCCGTCATCTGCTGCGGGCCGATCTCGCCCGCGCGACCCACCATCCAGCGGTTCCCGGTCTCCACCGCGCCGATGCAGCGCAGCTCGCGCGCCTCGTCGATCTGGGCGACCGCGGGCAGCGCAAAAAGCAACAAGAGAATGAACAGGAGCCTCATGGCAGGCGGCTGAGCAGCGACTCGTATTCGGAGTACGCCCCCCTCTTGGCGAAGAGGTCGGCGGCCAGGCGGGCGTCGTCGTTGGGGTCTACTTTCCTGCCCTGGGCGTCCGACGGCATCTTGACCACGGTCACCGGCACGCCCCCCTGGAGCCGCCGGCACTCCTCATAGGCGCTCGCCAGGGCGTCCGCGTCGAACATGAGGCACACCTCGGCCAGGCCCTTGACGGAGGACAGCTTGCCGAGCTGCTCGGCGCTGACCTTGTGCTTGAAACAGGCGACGGGGGTGGCGCCGACCCCCCGCGCCGCCAGCTCGCGACGCAGCGACCTCACGTTGAGGATGGCCTCGACCACGATGGCGACGCCGCCCCGCTCGCGCAGCTCGTCGAAATTGTAGAGCCAATGGCGGGAGCCGAGCTTGACCTCGCTCCGGCTGGGGAACTGCTTGGTGGCTCGATCCGGCTCATCCGTGTAGGTGCGGCCCTGGTAATAGACGACCCGGCCCCATTCGAACACCGGGAAGATGGCGTAGGGCTCCCACCGAGGGTCAACGCGGGTGAAGCCGACGCCCGCCTCGATAAAGTCGGCGAGGTCGAGGTTCTTCCGCTCCGCCATGCGCCCGATGAGGCGGGCGTAGGCGCCGTCAGGCTCGTCGGCCAGGAGCGTGAAGCCCGCTGGCAAGCACACCTGAGGCACGTAGGACGGCTGCCTGCCCTCCGGGACGCCAAGGCCGGCGACCATCCCACTCAGCTCGCCCACGGCCAGGCCCGGCTCCTCCTCGATCTCCACCGGGTAGCCAAGCTGGGTGGCCCAGCGCACGAAGTCGCCACCCTTGTTGCAGCGCCAGCAGTTGGTCTTGCCGGTCCTGAGGTTGACGGACCTGTTGCCGGAACGGTCGCCGCAGCCCGGCTCGGGGCAGAGGAAGACCAGCTCGTCACCTTGGCTGCGGTCAGGGATGACGTCGAACAGCATCTCCACCTGCGACCGAAGCTGGGCGGGGTTGTATCGTCTGACCTTGCTTTCCATCGAGTGTCAGAACTCAGATGAGAGCCGCCGTGGACACCTGGACGGGCAACCAGCCGGAGCACCCGAAAGTAGCCGTGATCATCCACACACCCTGCCCACTGTATTGGAGGGCAGAGGGTGAGATGCCGATGGGCCACATCTGGTGAATCTTGATGGCTGACGCGACCTCAAAAGGCGGGTTAGGGGCGATGACGCCCCTGCCGCCGGTCGTCGCTTGGTCCCCGCTGAGGATGGACTGCAGGGAAGCACCCATGAGCAGGTTGACGAGCACGTCGAACTGGTAGGTGGGCTGCAGGGTCGAACCGTCGATGTCGTTGAGGCCTACGGCGAACTCGAAGTCGGGGTTGTCCGCAAAGCCGCCCTGGAAAGAGCCGCGACCCGCGCGGCCGAGGGCGCGCCAGGCGAAAAGCAGGCTCAGCAGCTTCGAGCCGAGGGCGGGGGCGGGCGAGCCTGCGTCGACGAGGAAGGTGAGCTTCACGGTCGAGGGCGCGTGGTCGATTCCCGGCACAAGGTAAGGCAGGGCGTCCCGTGCGATCGTCGGCGAGTCCATGACGAGTTCGGGCAGGTCCACGGACTGGACGTAATAGAGGGCGTAGGCCGAGGAGGGCAGGCTTCTGAGGAGGGGGCCGGAGTTGCGGTACTGCGCAACCTGCTGCAGCTGGTTGCGGATCTCGTTGACGACACCGTGCAAGTCGACCTGCCAGAGGTCGACCCTCTGCGCGTCCATCAAGAGCGCATTGGCCGCCGTCGGAGTGATCTTCCCCCAGGGGTTCGCTACATGGTATCTTGGCATAGTCCTCCTGTCTAATTATGGTGTGGCGCACTTTTTCGCAACCTACGCCGGAACCGTAGAGTCCACCAGCGACCCGGAGAGGGTCGGGAGGCTCAAGGTGCGCGTGCCGCTGATCTACGGGCCGTCCAGCTCCAACGAGGCCATCTCGGTCTCCGACCTCCCGTGGGCCCTCCCCGCCGGCCTCCCGGCCGGGGGCACCGCCCAGTCGGGCGGGATGGTGTGGCTCCCGCAGGTGGGCGACCACGTCTGGGTGCGGTTCCTCGACGGCGAGGCCGAGAAGCCCATCTGGGAATGGGGCGCCCAGGACACCAAGCAGGCGGCCGCCTACCGGTACTTCCGGCTCCAAGACGGCGGCTACGAGGCCAGCGGCGCCGCCCCCACCATGGGGATGCTGACGCGGTACGGGCACGCCATCCAGCTCTCCCCCGGCGCCGTGGTCCTGTCCAGCTCCGGCGGCTACACCTACTACGTCAACGACAGCGACGAGGCGGAAGGGCAGCTCGGCCTGCGCACGGCGCGGGGGTACCTCCACGAGTTCGACGACTCGACCGACACGCTGCTCCTCTACGTTCGGAACTACACGGCCAACGTGTCCTACCTGTTCTTCACGGGCGACGACTACAAGTGGGTGGTGACCGACCAGGCCGAGTTCGACGTGGGCAACACCTTCGCGGTGACCGCCGGGGTCTCCGCATCCTTCGACACGCCGGAGTTCGACGTGAGCGCGGCCCACTTGGAGCTTGGCATGGACGCCGACGATCCCGTAGTACGTCTCAGCGACCTCCAGGCCGCCATCGACACCGTAACCGCCTTCTTCAACGACCACCAGCACACCGGCAACCTGGGGGCGCCGACGTCGCCCCCGCTGGCCCCGATGGAGGTCACCGGAACCGGCAGCCCCACCACGTTCTCAACCTAGGCAGCAAAACACAATGAAAACAGCCATAATCATCATCGGCATCCTGACCGTGGTCTTCTGGGTCCTCGTGGCCGTCGATCTCGTCATGCGGAAGTTCGCCAAGAGCATCCCCGGCGTGGCCCAGATCAAGGCCTTCCTCGTCAAAGTCCTGAGCTACACGCCCGCTCCGAAGTCGGTTCCCCCCGCCGTAGCGTAGTTAAGGCATGCCAGAGGGCTACCTCACCTGCATCGGCGTCCGCGACGCGGGCGGCCGCGAGATCGCGTTGAAGGACGCCGTCCGTTACGGCTGGCTCAGGCCCGCCAGGGCCCCCGCCGGCTGGGGCATCGGCCCCGGCGAGGTGCCGCTCGGCCACAACCTCTTCCTCGACGCCGGGCGGCAGTACCTGGCCTACTCGTTCGGGTACCGGTCGCCCGTCGCCAACTACGCCGTGCAGTACTTCGGCATCGGGACGGGCACGTCCACGCCGACCGCGGCGGACACGGCGCTCGCCAACCCGGTGGCCTTCGACTACGCGAGCACCTACCTCAAGCTGATCGACACGGTGGACTACCCGGCGCCGTTCGTGGCCCGCGCCCTGTTCACGATCGGGGCGGGCCAGGCGAACGGCTACCTTATCACCGAGTTCGGGCTGTATTCCGGCGACAACACGCTGCTCATCCGGCTGACGCGGGTGGGCATCAACAAGACGAGCGACTTCGCACCCCAGCTGGCGCACCGCATCCGCTTCTAGCCATGAACGCCAAGGCCCTTCTCGACCAGCTAGTCGAGATACAGGCGACCCGGAGCATCCCGCGCGAGGCGATGAAGCAGAGGATCGCCCGCGCTTTCCCAAAGCTCTGGATGAAGGACTCGGAGGAGTTCGACCCCGGAACGAGGGGGGCCATCTGGACGACGGCCGAGGACGCCGACGCCACCGCCTCAGACGGCAACCGCCTCTTCGACGCCTACGCCGAGGACTTCAAGGAGACCACCTACGTCCTGGGCGTCCATCGGCAAATGCTCGCCCTCCTCGACGCAGGCGGCTGGTCCGCCGAGTTCTACGACCCAGGCACCGTGCTGCTCTTCCCCGGCTAGGCCGGAAGAACGAACGGCAGGTGCTGCGGGTCGCGGGCGTCGCGCAGCCGGATAATGACGGGCATGGTCGGCGGCGCCTTCGGGGCGCGCCGGAGCTTGAGGCCAACCTGGTGCGGCAGGCGGTCCCCCTTGAGCGTGTTGGTGGCCTTGCGGGTGACGACGACGTTCTCCCAGACGGTCTTGCCGCCGGAGTGGCGGGAGACGACGTGGTCGATGTTCCACTCGCCCGGCTGGAGCCGGCGGTCGTCCGCCGCGTACTGGTCGAGGCCGTGGTCGCGCTCGTAGACGGCCTTCGGCGTGCACTTGACCGTGCGCACCGGGACCTTGTCGTAGTGCTGGCAGATGAGGACCATCGGGACGCGCACGCGCTGGTGCGCGGCCTGGAGCCAGAGGTCGAACGGGCGGATCGGGAGCTTCAGCCAGTCCCCCCAGGCGGTCGGGATCGAGCGAACCGGGCGCAGGTAGTCGAACTCGCCGTCGGCGCCGACGGCGAACTCCAGGTCCATGGCGAACTTCGCCGGGCCCCGGCCCATCAGGCCGCCGTTCATGTCGACGATGGCCTGCCGGACCGTGCGCCAGCCGATGGCCCGCCAGTGACGGTTCAGGGAGAGGACGATTGGCTTGTCGAGATCCGCGAACATAAGATGACTCTGAGCGGTGGTTCCTTCGTAGAAAAGTTGAAAGTGGCGGAGGCGTGCGGTTCCGCCCCGCGCCGGGCTTGACCTCGGTCCCGGGTTAGCAACCCGGTCGGACTTCTGGATGTCCTGCTTACTGCCTCCGAAAGATGGCGGAAGGCGATGGAGTTGCGCCATTGTCCTTGCGGGCACTGCGGTTTTCGAGACCGTTCGAGGAGACTACCCTCAGCGCCTTCCGAAAATGGTATTATTTAGGCTTATCACACTAGATGAGTTACTAATAGATGGCGGAGGGCGGAGATCTCGCGTCCCAGCGGCTCGCGCCGCCCCATGAGCTTCCAACTCAGGCCGACCCTCGGCCGGTTCACCCTCCGAAAAGGAAATCGTTGACAAAACCGCGCCGGGAACAATCGGTGGTCGCGGGGATGTTTACGAAATCATGGTGGCCCGGCAGCTGGCTCGTGCGCGTCTCGGCCCGGAAGAAGGTCGTGCGCAGCTTCCAGTGCCTGACCTTCGACGACGCGAGGCTGGAGGCCTCCAAGGCCGTGAACGCCCGGCGCCTGCGCAGGCACCCGCTGCCGACGGCCGTCACCGTGGCGCTGATCGAGGGGCCGGGCCGGACGAGCCCGGAGATGCCCCTCTTCAGCGGCGGAAAGTGGTCCCCCCGCCCGGATTCGCGCCGGGATCTGCGCCTTAGGACGACGCGGCCCTGTCTAGTTGGACGACGGGGAGATGGTAGGGGCGGTGGGACTCCCACCCACACTATGCCGGGTTCGTAGCCCGGGTGACTAATAATTGCCGACGCCCCCAAGATTGAAAAAGGTAGTTACGGCATGAACAAGAGCCGACGGGTGATCAGCCAGCTGACGGAAGCCGGGCCGGACCAGGGACAGAAGCCCGACGCCCTCGCGGCACTGGTGGCCTTCGCCAAAGAGGTGGTCGAGGCGTTCGAGGAGCACGAGTCCGGCGACCTCAACGACATCCCGGCGGACATCGTCATCGAGCGCGGCCGGGCCGCGCTGAAGCTGGCCGGCGCGGACGTGTCCAGCCTGCAGAAGTACAAGGTCGAGCAGCTCTTCGGCGGCGACTGGGGCGACCCGCAGTGGGAGGAGAACGAACACCCCATGCGCTTCGACACCGAGGAGGAGGCCTGGGTGGAGGTCGACGAGTTCCTCGCCGACGCGGCGGCCGCCGCGGAGGCCGGGCACATGGCGGCGGGGTTCAGCCGGGACGAGTTCCGGGTCGTCCCCGCCTGAGAGTGGACCCCGCGGCGGGATTCGCACCCGCACCACCGGCCTTAGAACGACCGGGCGCTGTCTGTTACACCACGCGGGGAAGGGGTACTTAGGCCATGAAGAGCGCCGTCGAGAGGCTGCTGGAGGACGACCGGCAACCGTGGAGCCACGAGAACACGGTCAACGCCATCGTCGGCTCGTTCGTCGGCTTCGACTTGGACGCCAGCGTCGCCAGGCTGCGCGTCCTCCTGGCCAAGGTGCCCGACCCGCTGCTGCGCCAGGTCTACGACGCGATGCACGCGGGCGAGGAGGACACCCTCGCGAGGGGCCCCTACCGGTTCACCGACAAGTGAGTGGTCGCCCCGCCGGGAATCCCACCCGGGACGCGGCCTTCGGAGGGCCGCATGATATGGCTTCACCACGGGGCGAAATTGGGGCGATCGACGGGGCTTGCACCCGCAACCCGCGGGCTCACAACCCGCTGCTCTGCTGATTGAGCTACGACCGCCGTGGGGCCTCAGTGGGGATTTGCGCCCCCCTGTCCGATTTACAAAATCGGTCCCTCGCTGCCTAGGGGTCTGAGGCGAAGTCGAAGTTGTAGTTAAGGCATGGAAAAGACTCCTGCACCGAAGCCGAAGCTGCGTGGAACCATGGCGCCGGGTTCCGCCCTCCTCAGCCTTGTCGCCGACATCGAGGCGATGCAGACCAATGTCCCCGACGAATATGAGGGGGATGCGGCTGACCGCGGCTGGTTCGGCCCCTTCGAAACAGGGGTGTCCGCGTACGAGCGGGGCCACTTCATCCTGTGGCCCAACCTTGAAATCCTTCTGGTGCAAGCCAAGGCGGCCCTGGAGGCGACCAAACCAAGAGGCTCCGCCGGCCCGGTCGAATCCAAAGCCTCCCGCCTCGTCGACAGGCTACTCGAATGAGCCACCGTTTCATCCTTTTCGGCGGCGGGTCTGGGAACGTCTACGGCGTCAGCGACGCCGCGAGCTTCGAGGAGGCGTGGAAGGAGATCCTGGCGGCGGGCGGGCCGCTGGGCTACTCGGCTGGCGGGGAGCCCGGGGGCGAGGTCGAGCGCGAGTGGCCCGAGTTCGACGACATGTCGGTGATGCTCGGGGGCGCGGAGATCGAGAAAAAGGACGGCTACTGGCTGATCACCGCCCGCGACTCGGACGAGGGCCAGTTCGGACTGCTGGACGCCCAGTCCGCCAACTCGGCGGTGCAAAAGGAGATCGAGGATCTCGGCCTGCAGAAGTACGCCGACGAGTTCGTCGCCGAGAAGGCCGCGCTGGACGCCGAGGCCGAGGACGAGATGCACCGCCAGGCGGTCTACGCGCAGGCGCCGCAGCACGAGTCGGTCAAGGCGGCCGCGAAACGGCTGGTCGACGCGCTGCTCGGCGAGGCCTGAAAGTGGGGCCACCGACCCGAGTCGCACGGGCAACGTCCTGTTTACGGAACAGGTGCTCTGCTGATTGAGCTACGGCGGCGAGATTGGTAGGCGCGGGAGGGGTTTCGCCTCCACCCAAGGGATTATGGGTCCCCTGCTCTGAGATTGAGCTACGCGCCCGAAGTGGTGCGGCCGGCGCGAATCGCACGCGCACGCCCCGGAGGGCAGCGGGGTTTAGGCCCGCCGCGTCTGCTGTTCCGCCACGGCCGCGAAGTTGGTGGGGGCGGAGGGGGTTGCACCCTCATGCCTCGCGGCCGGGGGTTTTGGGTCCCCTGCGTATGCTGTTCCGCCACGCCCCCGAGATTGGCGGCGGCGACGGGAGTTGCACCCGCATTTCACCGGCTGAGAACCGGGGTTCCTAGGCTGTTAGAAGACGCCGCCATGAAATTGGCCGCCCCGACGGGATTCCCACCCGTGTCGCAGGCTTGAAGGGCCCGCATCCTGGGATGCTAGAAGACGGGGCGAAATGGTACGGGTAGAGGGACTCGCACCCCCATGCCTTGCGGCGCCGCCTTCTGAGGGCGGTGTGTCTGCTGATTCCACCATACCCGCGTGAAACTATTCGGCCATCGCCCTGCGGATCGCGGCGAGCGCGGCCGGGTCCCCGGCCTTGGCCCTCTTGGCGAACAGGGCGAACGAGGTCCCCCTGACGGCGTCGGTGACCGGCTTCCGGCCGTGGAGCCTCTGGAGGTCGAGCTCGGCGGCGCGGCGGGCGACTCTCTCGCCGTAGGCGTCGCGCAGCCACCGCACGGCGTCCACCGTGCTGCCCTCCTCCCTGGGCCTGGCCAGGGCGTCGGCTATCCTGACGAGCCTCATGCCCTAAGTAAATGGTGCGGTCAGGGGGAGTCGCACCCCCACGGGTCACCCCACCGGCCCCTCAAGCCGGCGCGTCTGCTGGTTCCGCCATGACCGCGAAAAATCGTTCAGCCCCGGACGTGGTACTCGATGCGCAGCCGGGCCCTGTCCTCCGCCGAAACGCACTCCCAGCACTCCACCTGGCCGGGGAAGAATACCCGCACGGGCAGGTCCTCGGGGTAGTCGCCCTTCATCTCGACGAAGACGGTGTGGCAGCGCTTCTCGGCGTCCCAGAGGTTCAGCTGGGCCGCGCACCCCGAAAGGAGCCGCCCGCCGACTTTGAACCTGATTTTGATGCCGTGCGGCGGCAGGAGCCTGTTGATGCTGATCATGCCCGTAAGAACAAAGTGGGGCCTCCTGTCGGATTTGCGCCGACCGTCCTCCCCTTACCAAGGGGTAGCATCGCTGCCTATGCTTAGGAGGCGTGGTAGCACCGGTCGGATTTGCGCCGACGACCTTCCCCTTATGAGGGGGCTGCGCTGGCTGGCTGCGCCACGGTGCCATGAAGTTGGTGGGGGCCGAGGCAGTTGCAGCCTCACGGATGGTCCGGGTAAGGGCCGGGTGCCCGTCTACTGTGGCTTGACCCCCGAAAGTTTTCCAGCCCGAGCGTAGCCGCGATTCTGTTTTATCCGCACATCACTCTAGGCCGCTACCATGCCCTCTTGACGGGAAGCACTACCCTGGGGCCCTTTTGCGTTGCAGCTACCATGCGGTGTTGGCGGGCCCGCGCCCTCCCGATCGGCTGCTTTGCTGTCGCGAACTTCCTCCGGGGACGAGCCCCGGCGTGCAGTCCTCTTGGCTGGAATCGAAAGTGGCTGGGGCGGCAGGATTCGCGCCTGCGCCATCGGGGTTCAAGGCCCCGCGTGCTGCTGTTACACCACGCCCCAAAAAGCTGTTCTGACGAGGCATGGTCGACTACTCGACGATCCCCGCCTCCTGCCAGATCCCCGGCCTGGCGGGCATCTACCGGAAGTGGCTCGCGCCCGCGGAGACGGGCGCCTTCGTCGAGGTGGGGGCCTACAGCGGCATCGCCTACAGCAACACCTACTGCTTCTGCCTCGCGGGCTGGCGCGGGCTGCAGATCGAGCCGCACCCCGCGACCTTCGCCTCGCTGCTGGAGAACATGCGGCCCTTCCCGAACGTCGCCTGCGAGCAGGTGGCCTGCTCGGACTGCGACGGGGAGGCGAGGCTGTACGACATGGGGGAGTGCTCCACGCTCGTGCTGGACGAGAACGCGCGGGCCTGGGGCTGCCGCGAGGACCGGTTCATCGTGGTCAGGACGACCCGGCTGGACGGGCTGCTGGAGAGGCACGCCATCCCGCCCGGCTTCGAGGTGCTGGTCGTCGACGTCGAGGGGGCGGAGCTGTCGGTGCTGGCCGGGCTCGACCTGCGGCGGTGGCGCCCGAGGATGGCGATCGTGGAGACGCACGAGAAGCACCCGAGCATCCTACACCCCAACGCCTGGGCCATCACCAAGCACTTTGAGGACCGGGGCTACTGCAAGGTCTACGCCGACCACATCAACAGCATCTTCGCCCGCTGAAACTGGTGGAGGTGGCGGGATTCGCACCCGCGGCCTACGCGATGCCATCGCGCCGCTCTGCTGGCTGAGCTACACCCCCGAAAAAGTTGATCCAAGCAGCCGCGCTTAGAGTTCTTGTTTACATTCCCATGAACACGAAACAGACGCTGCAGACACTGTTGAGCTACTACACGGCGACCCGCAAGATCGGCCACACCCGCGCGATGCTTGCCGGGGCGCAGAATACAGATGGTTGTCTTATTCTCACCGGCGTGGATGACATCGCCCTGACTCCCCCCAAAGGCGCCTCGTGCGTCAACGTCGTCTATGACGACAATCTGGTCCAACACTTCGTGGGTGTGCGCAAGCCCATGCTAGTGGACAACTCCGCCATCGAGCACATCCTGCGCACGTCGCTGGCCGAGATCACCCGGCTGGAGACCCACGTCAAGCGGCTGAAGACCGAGAAGGCGCACCTGGCGCAGGGCAGACCCGGCCAGATCCCGGCCGAGGCCCCGGCGGCCCCCGGCGAGCTGCCGGCCTGAAAGTGGCTGCGGCGACTGGCTACGCTCCAGTGACTTCGGTTTCAGAGACCGACGTGTTACTAGCTACACCACACCGCAAAGGAGTCTTCTTCACCGTCCGAGAACAGACCGTGCGTAGATTGGTCGGCCCGGTGGGATTCGCACCCACGGTCTCTTGCTCCCGAAGCAAGCGCGATACTAGGCTACGCCACGGGCCGAACGGAAATGGTGGTCGGCGGGGGACTCGCACCCCCGGTCCCCTGCATGTCGCGCAGGTGCCTTGGCTGCTGGGCTAGCCGACCGGAAAGCTGGTCGGGCCGGCGGGATTCGCACCCGCGGTCTCCTGCACCCCATGCAGGCGCGATGCTAGGCTACGCTACGGCCCGGAAGATGGCTGCTCGGGCAGGACTCGCACCTGCAACCCTGGTGTTAACAGCACCCCGCTCTACTTTGGAGCTACCGAGCAATGGAAAGTGGTGCCGGCGCTTGGAGTCGAACCAAGTCTAGTCTATTAGCAGTAGAAGTAACCCTCGTCATCACTGCGCCTTGCGACGAGAATAGGAGACCCGGGTGTTTTCTGTGCTACCGTTACACTACACCGGCAGAAGCCTCCCGGGAGGAAGTCGAGTAGGGGTTTGGCCGGGTTTGCGGCCCGGTGCCTGACCATTTGGCGTACTGTCCCCTTTCGGGGGCGGTATCGGAATCGAACCGATGAAGTAACCCTAGCCCTCACTGCCCGGAAGATGGTGCTCCGCGAGGGACTCGCACCCCCGTTTTTCCTCTGTGTGGAAGAGGTACCATAGCTGCTAGGAGAGCGGAGCGAAAGTGGTAGTTAGCGCATGAGCGAGACCATCAGGCGCCTGGTCGAGTACGAGGAGGACTGCCTCTACAACAACCCCATCGAGCCCGACCTCAAGAAGGAGGGCTGGGAGCTGATCGGCACGGGCGGCGGCTGCACGGCGGCCATCAAGCGCGTCGGCAGGGCGAGCCTGCTGCTCACCGACCAGGCGGAGGCCCCGCTCAGCCTCGACCAGGAGTGCACGCTCGGCGTCTACGACGAGGACGAGAAGGTCGTGATGACGTTCACCGTCACGGCGCGGCAGGCCCTGGAGCTGGGCCGCACGGCCAGCTGGTAAGATGGCGGGCAGCGTCCTGGTGCGTTTGAACGAAATCTCCGCCCTAAAGTGGCGGCGCCAAGGAGTGCTGCCCTCCCCTCTCAACCGTGACAGGGTTGCGCTTTCGGCTAGGTAAGCTATGGCACCAAGAAAATGGTCAGCGTGGTGGGATGCGCGCCCACGACCGCCGGTCCCCAAAGCCGGAGCTCTGCTAGGCTGAGCTACACGCTGAAATTGTTCCGATGAGTCAGTTTCCTCTCACGGTAGGTTTTTCTCCGGTGGCAGTTGGCGCACCGGACATCACATTTAGCCACTTCCGCGATCACTGACTGTAATGAAAAACTTCGACGTCGGGCATCCCCAAGGTCGAACAATTTCTTAACTCCTGGTCGATGGTCGAACTCCAGCACGATAGGATCAGTCTCCCCACAATCGACACAAGGATGGGTAAAAAGGTACCCCGTCAAGTACACAGCTGTTTGCGCACGTACCTTAGCGTTATGTGCCATCGCTCTAGCAACATAAGCACCTTTATTTCTTCGATAATGCGCACGAGAAGATCGTCTTCGATCCTCTATCCGTTTATAGGGCATAATCTTTAGAACAAAATTGGGAGCAGGGGTGGCGCTCGAATCCACGTTATTGGGCTTATGAGACCCAGCTGGGACCATCTCCAGTCGACCCTGCTACGATAGGTACTATGAAAGTGGTGGGAACGGCTGGCGTTGCACCGGCGACCTCCGCTTTTTCAGAGCGGCGCTCTACCTGGCTGAGCTACGTCCCCTGGAGGCATCTGCCGCTGTTTGGGCGGCATACGCGGGCGGTTTCAAGGCCCGGGTGAAGTAACCCTGACGCTCACTGCGCCTTGCGGCGAGGATCAGGCTTCAAGGTACCTGTATTCACAGATGCCAAAGTGGTGGCGCTGTCAGGATTCGAACCTGAATAGGTCAACTTTTTGGGTTGATGTGTTTTCCGAAGTAACCCGCCCTATCACTGCGCCTCGCGGCGAGAATAGCCGGGTGGGTGTTGTAGTTTTCACCACAGCGCCGAAAATTGGTGGACCGCCCCGGTGATCAGCCAGGCTAGTGCGAGGTTTCCACGCAGCGGTCCGAGAGTGGCACGCCCCCAGGGAGTCGCACCCTGCCGCCAGGTTTTGGAGACCCGGCCCTCGCTCCGAGCTGTGGGACGTATGGTAGCCGCGTAGGGTGTCGCGCCCTCGTCTCCCGCTTATCGAGCGGGTGCTCTGCTGGTTGAGCTACACGGCCAAAGGCATGGGGACGAGCGGGGTTTCACCGCCTTCTAGCTTGCGAGGCCAGTTTTGCCGGCCAGCGAAGGGAACGGGATTCGCGGTCCCTATTGTTACCTTTTGCCAGCGTTCTGTTCGCCCCCGAAAGGGAAAGTGGTCCCGGCGGGAGGACTCGCACCTCCGCAGCCCCGAAGGGCGACTGGGTTACGGCCAGTTGCAGTTGCTACTGTGCCACACCGGGAAAAGAGTGCCCGTGATTACGGCTCACGGGCAAAGCCAAATGTTCCGCGTGGAACATGCTAAAGCTCGACCGCCTCGATGCGGTGGACGAGCGCGGCGCGGTCCTGCTCAAGGATCTTGAACAGGTCGAACACCTTGTCGGACCAGCCGGCGATGCAGTAGACCTTGTCCTCAGGGAACTGGATGGAACCCTGATGGTTGAGGTCCCAGCTGTAGACCGCCGGACGGACGCCCGCCTTGCGGACGTAGGCCTCGAACGACTGCATGCCCGTCCGCCCGCTGACCCAGTTCTGCTGGTCAGAGAGGATGACGATACGGGAGTACTTGCGGCCATCCGCCGTCCCGGCGATGAGCCGGAGCGCGCAGTCGAGGTCGGTGCCACCCCCGGTGAAGGGGATGTGCTTGGCGACCGTGAAGACCGAGTCGGTCAGGTTCAGGTTCACGTACTGGGCGTGGGTGTCAAAGACCACCACGTCAGCGTTCCAAGCCTTCGCGAGGATCGCGGTGAACAGACCACCGATTTGCGCCGGGGAACCCTGCATGGAACCGGAAACGTCGAGGATGACACACGAGCTGCCCTCGAACACGGGCACGTTCGCGACAGACAGGTCGATCACCTTGGCCAGGGCCGAGGAGATCTGCCGGAACTGCGCGGACGGCAGGCCCGCCGACTCGACCGCCGCCAGAGCGTTCTGCACCTGGAACGGGAAGATCAGAGCCTTGCGGACGGCCGCCGGGTCGCCGAGCTGGGCGAGGGCCTCCGGGAGGACCTCGGGGGCCTGCTGGGCGAGGTTGCGCAGGTTGCGCAGGAGGGCCAGGTACTTGAGCTTGCGCTCGCGCACCAGGGACACCCACGCGTCCTTCTTGGCCTCGACCACGGACTCCTCGTCCTCGGCCTGGCCCGCCTTGGTGAGCTTGGCCTCCCAAGTCTCGGCGGGGGCGAGGGTGCCCTTCATGAGCTGGCTGAGGGCCGGGGTGGCCTTCGGGCGGACGAGGTTGACCACGTCCACCAGGTTGAAGGCCGCGCCCTCCTTGCGGTACTTCGCGAGGGCGTAGGCGTCCTGACGGGACAGCGCCGCGCCGAGGCCCTTCTTCAGGGAGTTCGGGATCGGCTTGCCGTACTTGGTCAGGTAGTAGGCCAGGATCTCGACGGCGTCATCGGCCCGGTAGACCACGCGGTCGAAGAACCGCTTGGTCCACGGCTGGCCCTTCACGGCCTTGGCGATCTCGGCCGCCACGGCGTGGGTGATGGAGCGCATGCCGAACTCCCGGCGGGCGTACAGCGCGGCCTTGGCCGCGAAGGCCGGGTCGACCTGGCCCACGAGCTCGGTGACGCGCAGGAGCACGTCGCTGGAGCTGCGGTAGAACTGGTCCTGGACGAAGCTGGTCAGCATGGTGCTGACGAGCTCCAAAGCGGCGGTCGGCTTGAAGGCCGGGCCCCCCGCGAGGTTGACGGTGTTGCCCGCAGAAACAGACTTGCGGGCCACCTTCGGGTTGGTGGCGAAACGGGACATGGCGTCCTCCTAGTTTTGGGTTTTAGACTGCCCGATCCGGCGTCGTGCCGGGCCGGGAGGAGAGATGGGGAGGAAATCGGCCACGGGTTTGTTTTCCTATAACCAGGGAGAAGTAGCCGCGACCTCACTGCCCCAAGATGTTCGAAAGTGATGCGCCGGGAGGAAATCGCAGGCGGTGTTTTCTGGTGGGCCTTTCGGCCCGTCCATTTTGTGGTTGGAGTAGAAGTAACCGCATTGCTCACTGCCCAGCACACGAAGGTGGCCACAGCAGGAGAAAACCGCCGACGGGTTTGTTCATGATGTTAGAAGTAACCGTAAGCTCACTGCCTGCTGCGATGAAAGTGGTACCCCGTGAGGGACGTGCGCCCTCCCTGCCTGGTTGGAAGCCAGGAGTGCTCGGCTGTTGACACCAACGGGGCGAGAAAGTTTTGGAAGATGGCTGCCGTGCCCGTGAGCACTCCCCATGGCGGTAACGTACCCGGGTGTCCCCGCCAAGCGTGCCACCGTTCGGGCCGGCGCAAGTCTCGATCAGCGGCGCGCGGGGGCTGTAGACCCCCGCAGACCTCGGTGAGGCGCGCCGTCACGCCGGCCTTATCCAAATTGGTGGACCGGATGGGGATCGCACCCACCGCACGCTCCTTGCGAAAGAGCATCGCCTCTGAGGTACATGCCGGCCCGGAAGATAGTTTTGGGGCTTTTACCCCTTCCCGTCGAACTCTCGGGTGCCACTGGGGCCCCGTGGAGGGAAGCGGCCAGCGCGACGACGCCGCTATTGGGTCCCGTCGCTGGCTAAAGTGGAGAGGCGTGCTGGAGTCGCACCAGCGCATAGGAGTTTTGCGGACTCCGGCCTTGCTGCTTGGCTAACGCCTCAACGGAAGAGCTGCCTGAGGGCCTGGGCGGCGAGGCGGGCCCGGGTGGGCTCGTCGATGTCGCCGGTGACCACGTCGCCGCCGTCGGTCGTGACCGCGTCGATGTCGGCGTACCAGCCGGGCTCGTTGCCGAGCGAGCCGGGCGCGCCCTCGTTGTAGGCGCACGTGGCGTCCACGACGACGGGCACGTCGTCCTCGCCCCGCAGCGTCACGAAGGCGTCGAACCGGACGGTCTTGGATTCGCCTAGGAGCTGCTCAAGGACGGCGCGGGCTTTCACGGCCTAACTACAGGTTGGTGGCTCCCGCGGGATTTCCGCCCGCAACCTACCGCTTAAAAGGCGGCAGCTCTTGATGTTGAGCTAGGGAGCCGAAAAGTGGTGCGCCGAGCGGGTGCTGGCCCCGCGGCCTCCGCCTTGGCAAGGCGGCGTTCTGCTGTTGAACTACCGGCGCGTGCCGCGCGGCTGGCATCGCCATTGAACCCCGTTTGTGGGGCACCGCGCGTCACCCGCCCGCTTGGGAGCGGGCGGGATTTTATATTCTACGAAAGAACCACCTCTTCGACCAGTCTGAGTGGAGTCCACCGGGTCTGTGTCACCCAGTGGCTATTGCCGTTGATTGGTCTGGCTCAAGTTTAAGGCCAGGGGGCCCGCGCCCCAGGTCGCCCGGAAGCGACTCCGGGCTATGAAATTGAAATTGTTTATGCACAAAACGAGAAACCCGCCTTCCTTGCGGGAGGCGGGTTCCAGGTGAAAGAGTAGGTGTACGGATACACTACGCCGAGCCTGAGCCCACCTCCGTTATGGGTGTATTTTGGTCACATGCGGCCAAAAATAGCCCATAGCCGCCTTCACGCGGCGTCCGAGCACTTCTGACTGAATGTAACGAGGTCATTGAATGAAATCCTTCGACTGAGAAAGCAGCAGGGAATAGAAGTTCCCCGGAAAAAGTAAAGCAAAATCGCAAAAAAGTTTTTTGTTTACGCCAACGGGGAGATTGCCCCCTCAAATCTCCAGGGCGCCGTGCATCCTCGGCCCGCCCTTGACCGCGGCGAGGTGCACCTTCGCGTAGACGATGTTGTGCATCTGGCACCACGGGTTCGGGGCGTAGTTGAGCGCCCTCACCAGCTGGAACTTCCCGGCGGCGCCGAGGTGGCGGACGTACTTCTGTTGCTCCTCGCGGGTCCAGTAGAAGAAGCTGTTCGTGTTCCACCAGCTGACGTGGTCGGGCGCCTGGAAGGCCCCGCGCCCGTCGGTGGACGGCACCTCGACGAGGAGGAGGCCGCCGTGGACGAGCACGCGCCAGGCCTCGTTCATCACGTGGACGGGGTCGCGCAGGTGCTCGAACACGTCGTGGGCCCGCAGCGCCCCGACGGTGCTGTCGTCCCAGGGCCACCGCTTGTCGAGGTCGGCCAGGACCATCGCGCCCTGCTTGTCGACGCTCGTCCAGCCGGCCGGGCAGTTGAAGGCCCCGCCGAGGTCGAACGCCCCGAGCTTGTCGGCCACGCAGCGGGCCAGGGCCATGCCCTCGATGTAGCGGTCGTGCAGCTGGACGGTGAGATCCTGGATCTTCTGCTGGTTCTTGAGCCAGGTGTTGCCGCCGTGGACGAGGTAGCGGTAGAGGCAGCCCTCGGCCTTCGCGAACCGGCCGAGCGAGTACAGCCGGCACATGAGATCCTGGTCGTCGCAGACCTCCTGCTCCATGTCGTGGCCTCCCGCCCGCCAGTAGGCCTTGCGGTCCCAGGCGCGCACGTGGTCGGGCGCGTACCAGATCCGCGACACGTTCTGGGGCAGCACCGGCGGCGTCACGGGGATCTTGTGCTTCTCGTCGCCCCCGGCGCCGTGAAAGACAGCCTCGGCGTACTCCCAGCCCCAACCCTCGCCGAAGACGTTGGGGGTGCCATCGGCGTTGACCCTCACGTCGGAGGAGTAGACGAACACGGGGCGCTCGCCCGGCCCCTCCTCGAAGGCCCTCACCACCCGATCGAGGCAGTCGACGGAAAGCTGGTCGTCATGGTCCAGCTCGACGACGTAGTCGCCCCGCGCCAGCTCGCAGCAGCGACGCTTGAGGGCGCCGACCCGCGGCGGGTGTTGGTACTCGGCGCGGAAGACCACCCGGCCGGCGAACGAGTCGCGCTCGGTGTTCCACCGGTCCACGTCGGCCTGGGCGGCGGCCTGCTCCCCCTGGGGGCCGTTGTAGAGGATGACCCACTCCCACCCCCCGAAGGTCTGCGAACGCACGCCCGGCCAGGCCTGCTTGATCCACTTCCAGTCGTTCGACGGCGTGATGATTGACACCTTTGGCATGTTACCGCTAGAGAACTCCGTCAGGCCGGTAGTTAGGGCGTCCGCGAAAAAGGCCGGGAACCGGCCCCAAAATCTCTTCTACAATACCGTGAACATCTTCGTCGACGACACCCAGCCCGTGACCGACGTCCAGGCGGTCCTCTTCTCCACCATCCAGCAGGGCGGCGTCAACGCGCTGGTGACCCTGCAGAACCCCGGGGCCAACCCCATCGTCTACGACTTCCAGGAGTTCGACGGGACGAGCTGGGACGACATGGGGGTCCAGTGGGCGACCGGCGAGGCCTACACCCCCGGCCAGCAGGTCGTCCACGCATCCGGCTCCCCCGCGGTGAGCAACGCCTATGTCTGCCTGATCGCCCACACCAGCGGCAACTTCGACGCCGACCTCCTGGCCGGCGACTGGCTGCTCCTCGGGGCGGCACCGCCCTACCAGGGCACCCTCGCGGCCGGCCAGACCGTGTCCTTCCCCCTCCAGACGAGCAACCCGGCCTACACGCAGGCGCAGCTGCTCGGCTACGCCACCGGGGGCAGCGTCCTCGTCTTCTCCCTCTCCCGCTTCTTCAGCCGCACCTCCGGGGGCGCCGTCCCGCTCCTGACCTGACCCATGAACACCATCGTCGACGACCTCCAAGTGGTGACCGACACGCAGTCGGTCCTCTTCTCCCTCGCCCAGCAGGGCATCGTCAACGTGCTGACGACGCTGCAGAACGTCGGCGCCAACCCCATCACCTACGTGTTCCAGGAGTTCGACGGCGCGAACTGGTACGACATCGGCTCGGTGGGCTCGCCGACCAACAACTCGCTCCAGGCCGGCCAGTCGGTCTCCCTCATCCTCCAGTCGAGCTACTCGCAGGTGCGCCTGCAGGGCTTCGCCAACGGCGGCAGCACGCTCTCCTTCACGCTCACGCGGCTCCTCAATCGCATCTCCGGCGGCGCCGTCCCGCTGCTCACCATCTGATGCCCACCGTCAGCCTCTGCATGATCGTCCGCGACGAGCAGCGGGCGCTCCCGTTCTGCCTGAACTCGGCCGCCAAGCTGGCGGACGAGCTGATCGTGGTCGACACCGGCTCGACCGACCGGACGCGCCAGGTCGCCGAGAAGCACGGGGCCAAGATCTTCGACTTCCCGTGGGTGGACGACTTCTCCGCCGCCCGCAACCACGCCTTCGACCAGGCGACCCAGGAGTGGCTCCTCTGGCTGGACGCCGACGACCTCATCCTCCCCGCCGACCGCGAGCGGTTCCTGGCGCTCAAGGCGAAGCTGGACCCCGCCCGCCCGATGGTGCTCCTGCCCTACGACGTCGGCTTCGAGCAGTCCCGCCTCACCTCCAGTTACTGGCGCGAGCGGCTGTTCCTGCGGTCAAGCAACCCGCGCTGGCTGGAGCCGGTGCACGAATACGTGCCCCTCGCCAAGGATCTGGCGTTCGGGGACGCTAGGGTCACGCACATGCCCCGGACGTTCAAGGCGCCGGGGCGGCACGCCGCCGTCTACGAGCGGCTGCTGGCCCGCGGCTCGGCTCTGAGCCCGCGGGGCCTCTTCTACTACGGGCGCGAACTGCGCGACTCGGGCCGCCTCGCCGAGGCGATCGCGCAGTTCAACGCTTTCCTGCCCAGGGCCGACGGCTGGCCCGAGGGCCAGGCCCAGGCGTGCATCGACATGGGCGAGTGCCACTGGAGCCTGAACGACTTCCCCGCCGCCCGCAAGGCGGTCGTGCGCAGCTTCGACTACGCTCCTCCGCGCGCCGAGGCATGCTGCACGCTGGCGTGGTGGCACCTCCAGAGGAACGACCTCCACCAGGCGGTGGCGTGGTACGAGATGGCCGCCGGCCTCAAGCAGCCGGTGCCGGACTTCGGGTTCAGCACGCCGGCCGCGTGGGGCATCGGGCCGCACCTCCAGCTCTGCCTCTGCTACAGCCGCCTCGGCAACGCCGAGAGGGCGCGCTGGCACAACGAGCGCGCCGCCGAGTTCGAACCGGGAAACTCCACCGTCCTCCACAACCGCGCCGTGCTGTCTTGATAGTTAGGAGGTGACACCTCCTAGCGTACCCGGCCCGCAGGGCGTGCAAGGCCGCCCAGGATCGCAGGGCGCCCCGGGGGCGCCCGGGCGCGACGTGCCCGGCCCGCAGGGGATGCGCGGGGCACCGGGAGCGCAAGGGCCTCGCGGCCCGAGCCAGGTCAAAATCGTGCAAGGCGCCCGCGGCGCGCCCGGATCGCAGGGCCCGAGGGGATTGAGCCAGGTCAAGGTCGGCCCGCAGGGCGCCCGCGGCGCACCCGGATCGCAGGGCCCGAAGGGCGCCAACGTGGTCACGCCCGGACCGCCGGGTCCGCGCGGGGCGCCGGGCCCTCAAGGCCCGAAAGGCGCCGGCGTGCAAGGCACTCAGGGCTACCAGGGCGTGCAGGGCGGCCCAGGCTCGCGCGGCTATCAGGGCTACCAGGGCACGCAAGGCTACCAGGGAGGCACCGGAACGCAGGGCGACCGGGGCGCCCAAGGCGACACGGGCACGCAAGGCGCACAGGGCGTCACCGGCCCGCAGGGCGCGTACGGCGGCCCGCAGGGCGCCACGGGGCCGCAGGGGCCGCAGGGGTACCAGGGCGTGGTCGGGGCCACCGGCCCGCAGGGCGGAACCGGCGTCCAAGGGGGCACGGGCGTCCAAGGCACGCAAGGCTACCAGGGCCTCCAAGGGACGCAGGGATACCCGGGGCCGCAGGGCAGCACGGGTGCACAAGGCTATCAAGGCGTGCAGGGCACGACCGGGCCGCAAGGGTACCAGGGCGTGGTCGGAGCCACGGGTGCCCAGGGAAGCACCGGGCCGCAGGGCGTGCAGGGTGGCACCGGAACACAGGGTTACCAGGGCGTCGTCGGCTTGACGGGAAGCCAGGGCGTCCAAGGCGGCACCGGCGTGCAAGGCGCGACCGGGCCGCAGGGGTACCAGGGACTCCAAGGCAGCACTGGCCCGCAAGGGTACCAGGGGGTGCAGGGCGGAACCGGTGTGCAAGGCACGCAAGGCTTCACCGGCGCACAAGGCTTTCAAGGTGGGACGGGCGTGCAGGGAACTCAAGGCAACCAGGGCGTGCCGGGAACCGGAGCGCAAGGCTACCAGGGCCTGCAAGGCGGAACGGGCGTCCAAGGGGGCACGGGCCCGCAGGGCTACCAAGGCCTACAGGGCAGCACAGGCCCGCAGGGCTACCAGGGACTCCAAGGGGGCACCGGCGTGCAGGGCGAAACGGGCGTACAGGGCGTGGTCGGAGCGACCGGAAGCCAGGGCGTGCAGGGCGGAACGGGCACACAAGGATTCCAAGGCCTCCAAGGCAGCACGGGCACACAAGGCTATCAGGGACTCCAGGGCGGCACCGGCGTGCAGGGCGCGACCGGGCCGCAGGGCGTGCAGGGGTTGCAGGGCGTGGTCGGCGCGACCGGAAGCCAGGGCGTGCAGGGCGGCACCGGCGTGCAGGGCGCGACCGGGCCGCAGGGCGTGCAGGGCGTGCAGGGCGGGACCGGCGTGCAGGGCTACCAGGGCGGGACCGGCGTGCAGGGGGCGCAGGGAGCGACCGGGCCGCAGGGCGTGCAAGGCACCCCGGCCAACCCCGGCTCGGCGGCCTACGGCTCGCTCAACAACGCGAGCGGCGCCATCACGCTAGCCAGCCCGAGCCAATTTTACCAGATCATGTCCTGGACGCCCGGCCTGATGAACGGCTGGGTGCTCGGCGGCGACTCGGCGTCGCTCGTCTGCCAGACGGCCGGGACGCACCTGCTGACGGCGGAGCTGACCTACACCATCGCGCCGTCCCAGTACTCGCTCGTACTCGCGGTGTTCCTCAACGGGGCGGCCACCAACATCCAGGCCGAGTTCCAGAACGACCCGACGGAAATCAACCAGATTTCGCTCAGCGCCCTGATTGCGGCGCAGGCGGGGGACAGGCTCGACCTCCGGGTCGAGACGCTCAACCCGCTCGCCCCCGTCGTCACCTTCACGCACGGCAACCTCAACGTGGCGGCCGTGGCCGGGGCGCAGGGCGTCACCGGGCCACAGGGGGCCTTCGGCGGCCCGCAGGGCGCAACAGGGCCACAGGGCTACCAGGGACTACAGGGTTCCACCGGGGCACAGGGGTTCCAGGGCGTCATCGGCAGCACCGGGGCGCAGGGCCTCCAGGGAGGCATGGGAACCCAGGGGTACCAGGGCGTCGCCGGCACCGGGGCGCAGGGGTTCCAAGGCCTGCAGGGCGGCACGGGCGTCCAAGGTGCGCAGGGCTACCAGGGAGGCACGGGCACCCAGGGGTACCAAGGGCTGCAAGGCGGCACGGGCGCCCAGGGGCCCACGGGGGCGCAGGGGTACCAGGGTTACCAGGGAGTGACTGGAGCGCAAGGCCAGTCCGGCTTCCTCGGGGGCACCGGGGCGCAGGGCGCCACCGGCCCCCAAGGCTACCAAGGCTACCAAGGGCTGCAGGGCAGCACGGGGGTGCAAGGGCTGCAGGGCAGCACCGGAAGCCAGGGCGTCGCTGGCACCGGGGCGCAGGGGTTCCAAGGACCACAGGGTGGAACGGGCGCTCAGGGGTATCAAGGGCTGAGCGGAGACACGGGTGCACAGGGTTTCCAGGGCGGCACCGGGGCGCAAGGCCTGCAGGGGAGCACCGGGGCGCAGGGCAGCACCGGGGCGCAGGGCCTCCAGGGGCTGCAAGGCTCCACCGGGGCGCAGGGCCTCCAGGGGCTGCAAGGCTCCACAGGAACACAGGGGTACCAGGGCGCCGTCGGATCGACGGGGGCGCAAGGACTGCAAGGCGACACGGGCACCCAGGGATACCAGGGCGTCCCAGGCACCGGCCCGCAGGGCTATCAGGGGCTGCAAGGAAGCACCGGCACGCAGGGGTATCAGGGCTTGCAGGGGAGCACCGGAACCCAGGGGAACCAGGGCTACCAAGGAATCGTCGGAGCGACCGGAAGCCAAGGGCTACAGGGCCCAACCGGAACGCAGGGCGTCGTCGGATCGACGGGGGTGCAGGGGAGCACGGGCACCCAGGGATACCAGGGCTTTCAAGGGTCGACAGGGCCACAGGGCTACCAGGGCGTCGTCGGATCGACGGGGAGCCAGGGGGTCCAGGGCGGCACCGGGGCCCAAGGTTATCAAGGCCTCCAGGGCAGCACCGGCCCGCAGGGCTATCAGGGTCTGCAGGGCAGCACCGGGGCGCAGGGGTCGCAGGGGCTGCAGGGCAGCACCGGGGCGCAGGCTTCCATCACCGGCACCGCAAATCAGGTTCTCGCCAATGGCACGAGCGGCAGCGCCCAAACGGGTGCCGTTACACTCACGCTCCCACAGTCGATCAGCACTTCAAGCTCGCCCACATTTGCGGGAGTAACCGCGGCATCGCTGACCGCGCCGAGCGCCACTGCGCTAACCCTGCAGGCTGGCGCCGCGGGAAATACCAACGTTGTGGCGGCAACCGTTGGAACCGGGATTTTTCAGGTCAACCAGAATGGCGTCGCCTCCGGCAACGTCCCCACGCCCAACACCGGGGCTATCGCGCAATTCGTGACCGCGCAGGCGTCGAATCCGGTCTATTTCCAGTTCAACTCCTTCGCCACCTCGACGCGCATCGCCCTCTACCGCGCCGATGGCAGTCCGGGTTCGCTGAGCGCCCTCGCCTCCGCCGACAACATCGGCGGCATCACTTGGGGTGGTTACAACGGCAGCGCGTTCAATTTGTATTCGGCGGCGATATTGGCCTACGCCGCGAACGCTTGGACAACCTCCTATGAGGGTGCCTATATCAACGTGCTGACGACGCCGACGACCGGCAACACCGGCCAGATCGTCGCGCAATTTTCGGCGCAGGGAAACCTCATCGTCGGCACATCGCCGGCCGATACGGGCCTCACGGGCGCAGGCGGCCTAAGCGTGATGAGCACGACCGCCTCGACCACGACGGGCACGGGGTGCGCGGTGTTCGCGGGGGGCATCGGCGTGGCGGGGGCGATTTATTCCAACGGGCTCACCGTGGGTGGACACAACACCATCATGGTTTCGGGTGCCAACGCCGCCGGAAGCAACACACAATCGCTGACAATTTCTAGCGTTGATCCGGGTGGGGGTGCGACCAACAACGACATCTATTTTCAGGCGCTTGCCACCGGAGCCCCCAATATCCGTCTTCAGGTCAACAGCACGGCGGCCGACATCGGTTTCAACATCGGCAACACGAATGTCTCGGCGCTGGCGGCGCAGATCGACGGCAGCAACAACGGGCAACTGAGCGTCCGTTCTGCCACATGGCAAAGCACCGGATCGGCGGGTTCGGGCGCGGTTGGCACCATCACCCAAGCCGATGCCGCGCTGTGTCTTCTGGCCACGCCGGGCGCGACGGGCGCGGCTCTGAAATACGGGTTTGGCACGAGCGCACCCGACTACCCGTTCACCTTTGTCGCTACCACGGGCATCAGCAAAATTGTCATCAAGACGGCGGATACGAACGGCATTATCCTGGCGATGGGCATGTTGGCTGGAAATTATGTGTTTTTCCAGAGCACCGCTCAAGGCTCGGGCACCGCCGTTGCCCTGCAATTCTGGGATGCGACCAGCGCCCGCCTGACCATCAATCAGGGCGGCGTGGTACAGCTCAATTCGCTGGGGCTGGGGGCGCTCGTCACGGACGCCAGCGGCAATATCAGCGCGGCCACCATCGGCGCATCGCTGTCTTTGTCCGGCGGCACGCTCAACACGATTCAGGCGCTCACGACCGCCAGCACGCCAACCTTTGCGGGGCTGACCACCAGCAGCGACATTCAGTTTTCCAGTAATCTCGGTTACGGGTTCACCTCGGCGGGGGGTAGTCGGCAGATTGGCATTACTAACGCCGGGACTATGATCAATAGTTATCTTGGCGTAGGCGCGGCGCCTACCACGACAAGCAGGCTGCATGTTTCGGGTTTGCCCACCAGCAGCGCAGGCTTGGCGACCGGCGACGTGTGGAATAACGGCGGCGTGCTTAACATCATATGAGCACCGACCTCAACCTCGTTTCGCGAAGATGAGCCAATTCAACTTTCTCTCGGTCTTGGGCGCGGAGAACGGCATGGCGATTGGCGATGGCGGCGCGAACGCGCAGCAATACGCGGGGCCGATCCCGCCAGTTGTCTCGCCCGCCGCGCCGCCCGTTCCGCTCGTCGGCAACCCGTCAGCGTCTTCCGCTTATGACGCGATCTTGAAGGTTTGCGACGGGGCGGGCGGGTTCTCGCTCGCCAGCATTACCGTCGCGCAGGGCGCCCAAGATTCGCTCAATTTTGCCAACGGTGCGCATGACGTGACGGTCTCAGGCACGCTGGGCGTCGGCGCCGTTCCCGGCGTCCGCGTCGTGACCTCCAAGGGGCCGAACCGCAACCTCGCCTTTGGCGCGACCGTGCTCGCGCAAGCCGGCACCGAGGAGGAGATCGCCCTTGGCGACTGGCTCGACGAAAGCTATGGCGCGCCCGACCGGCTCGACCTCACGCAGGTCACCCGCGCCGACGGCCAGAGGGTGCGCGTAGTGGTGGGACATTCGCCGTGGCCCAAAACGAACGCGAACCAGACCGTGCTCCTGTGGCGCAGCCTGTGCATGAAAGGCTACTGGTGGTTCAAGCGGTTCGCCCGCCTGTGCTGCGGCACCCCGCTCGGCACCCCCGGCCCCGCCAATTTCCTCGGCTTCATCAACCTCGGCGGCGATGAGAGGTGAATTTTAGGCATTGCCAAGCCGCGCCAAAAAGCCTATCGGCTTATCCGCCATGAGCAAAGTCATCTTGAAGAACGGGGCGATCATCACCCTCTCGCAACTCATCAACCTCGACGGCTGGGCCAAGGGCTACCAGCTTATGTACCGCGCCGGGAAGTTCCTGAGCGAAGTCCTGCCGGAACTCACCGCGCCGTGGATCAGCCCGACGAACCCCACCGAGACCGACGTTAATAACCAGCAGGCGTGGAACAACCAGGACGGCCCGGAGTTCGAGCTTTCCGACGAGGACGCCGAGCTTTGCCGAGAGTGTTTCAAGAAGCTGGCCGAAACCGAGCGGTTGCGCCCCTCGAAGTGGACCAAGGCCATTCAGGACGCGATCAAGCTCACCACCGCCGCAAAATGAGCCCCTATTCACAGCGCGGCAGCGCCGCAGTCATCGTGATAATCGTGCTGGGAATCGGCGCGCTGGTCGGCTGGTCAAAACCGTGGAAGTTTTTCGAGAAGCAGCCGCCCTTGAAGCAACTTGCCGCCGCGCAGCAGAAGCTCGATGCGGCGAACGCCCGCGCCGCCGACGCCGAGAAGAAGCTGGCTGACGCGCAGAAGGCCGACACCGACGCCAAGCTCGCGCAGGTGCAGTATTCTCAGCAAATGGTGCATGGAGCCACCACCGCGTTGTCGCGTGCACCCGCCTCGCCGGAGGTGCAGGTGGCGATTTCGCTCAACACGCGGGCTGACGCCGCGCTTTCGGCTGCCATCGGCCAACTGCCGCCCGCACTGGCAGCCGAGATTGACGCCGCTGTGACGCAGGCGCTCGCCGCAAAGGACAACGAGATTGCCACCCTCAACACCGCGCTCGCCGCCCGCGATGCCGCGCTGAAAGCCGCCTCCACCGAGCGTGATGCGCTCAAAGTGCAGATTCCCGTCCTCACCGCCAATGTCGCCACCGCCGAGACCAAGGCTGCGGCTGCGCAGGCCGTCGTGACCGCCAAGCAGGATCAGGTGAACACTTATGCGGCCAAGGCCGCCGCCGCCGATCAGGCGACCTTTGGCCTGCAAGGACTCTACAGCGGGCTCCGGCGCACGCTGGTCATCGTGGCGATTGGCATTGTCCTTTTTCTAGTGGGCTACATCGGCGTGCACTTCATCCTGCCCTCCCTCGCGCAGGAATACCCCGCCGCCGCCACCCTGCAGTCGATTTACCGCACCATCACCTCGCTCGTTTCCGCGCATCAAGTCACCACCGCAACCGCAGTCAACCCA